GAGCGGTAAACGAGGCTCGAACTCGCGACCCCCAGCTTGGGAAGCTAGTCTTTGAAATAACGCAATTGTTTGTATAATAAATATTTATAATCATAAGAAATAAATTAAAGAGCAACAATAGAGCAACTTTATCCAAATTAGATACTTTTCCCTCTTTTATTGAGGGCAAATATACGAAAATATTTTATAAAGTAGAAACAAAGTCGTCTATAATCAAAAAAGCAGCTCATTCGGCTGCTTTTCCTATTACAACTCTACCGGTTCATCTTCCCATGTAAGCTCATGACCGATTATTTTCTTTATTGTACCTTTAGGGAGTTGGATACATACATCATTGTGTGGATCATACCCCCAACATTCTTTATCTCTAAATGGCTCTTTACCCATTCGTCTTTCACAATATACCTCACATTCTATAATGCGTTCGGTTCCGTCTTTATCAACACATAAATAAATCATATTATTCACCTTTCTCTATTTTGGTTCTAAACAATCTCAACTGGTCAATCGTCGAGTAAAACGTAGGATTCTCCCAATTCTTACCAATCACAAGGATCATTGAATCAAGGTACTTCCCGCAATCGAGAATCTTCGCACACTTATCCAACTGGAATTCACCGGAAGGATACTTCTTGTTGTTGAGCGTCTCTTTTGCCCAAGTCAGTAACTCGTTGATCGAATCGTGGTCGTATTTCTTTTCTTCTGCCATAATGTTAGTTTTCGGCAAAGGTATAAAAAATCCCGGCATGTTGTATACCGGGTGATTCCATTTTAAAAGAGGCGTTATAAATGGAAAGGAGCTATTTTTTCTTTGCATCTTTCTGATGATATAAAGGTATACTTTTTAATCCATCAATATGTTCATATAGATCATTTTCGATATGTTCGCAATGCATAGGATCAAGAACAAAATCAATCCCTTCACGTCTAGCCAATTTTGCAGCAGGGACAAAATCTGAATCTCCGGAAATAAGAACGATTTTATCTACAAAACCTTTTAAAGATAAAGAAGCGATGTCAACACCAATTTTCATATCAATCCCCTTTTGACGCAATTCATAATATACGTCATCCGCATTAATGTCATCAAGAGAAATCTCTTTCTTTAATAATTTTCTCATTGTGTTATCATAGAAAAGCCATCTTTTGCTTTCCTTAATATTACCTAGACGCAGAGCGACTTTTCTCTTTTTCTTAAGTTCGTTTATTAACTCACTTCTGCGGATAGCCTCTTCTGTTTTAGAAAAGTCTATGCATTTATTAGAGACAGGATTATGTATCTTTTTAGCGAATGGTACACAATCATAATAAAAAATGCGATATAAATAATTGTTTTTCCCTACATGAGAATGGGATATAGTATATAAATCATTGGCAATAGTTAATGCTGTCTTTTTGCCGGACTTATTATACATTGCATTATAGCGTTTTATAAAATACCCACCATCAATTAATATGGCAACTCTTATAGGGGTTTCTGTGTACGATGTATTTGGACGTGTTTTCATAAAATAAAAAAAATGGCCTTTGGTTAGGCATGCCCATTATCAAGAGGGGGACAAACGTAAGCCAAAGGCATAATCATGTGCTGCAAATGTATGAATTTAATTTGTATCTGCAAAAGGTAGAAGATAAATTGCAATAAAAAATAGATTATTTTATATGTTTTACACTCATCAAGTTACAATATCAATTATACACACAAAGATATAACCCTTGCAATAATTGCAAGAGGAATAAGCCAGTATAGCCACCTTTCTAAGTGTTCCATAACATAACCATGAGCAGACGACAGAAATCATGGTGATACCTGTCGTCCGCTTGTTCCAACAATATATCGAGGTTAGTCCTCATAGTTCATCGCAGTCATATATTCCCAAACCTTGCCGGACGGCCCGTCCTCATCAGCGAAGTAGAACCGGAAAGCCGCCTTCAATAAGGTTGCTTCGTCTAGGACCACACACATATCCGCATAGAAGGAATTGAAAGCAACGTATTTGTCCCATGGGGTTGTACCTTGCGGGAAGGGCATCGATTTAGTCGCTTCAAGAATTTGATCTACATTCCAGTGCGCACCGGTCTTCTTTTCTCCGGCAGCATTGGTGTAACGGATCTTTTCCACATCCACCTCAGCGAAATGTTTATCGTAGTGCGGACCATATAAGGCCTCATGTTGTTTTCTCATAAAAGCCATGTATAGTTCCGGATGTTCCTCTTTCACTACACAGAGAATTTCATCCACACTCTCCACGCTTTTCCACATGGCCTTATCAGAGGTTACACCGTCCGACTTGGCTTTCTTCATCATGTCTATATACTTCATATCTTCTTTTTTATATTACTAAATACCTTTTTCCCTTTTTTCTTTGTAATCTCTCCTGATATATCCGTATCCCTCATTAAATCAGGCTGCAGGAGATGCGGGAAAGGTGGCGGAAATAGTCAATGGAGTAGCAAGGCTTACGCCATAAGCACGATTACAGCATTTCACATTTTCCGGTGTCACTTGCGTAACAAGCGGAGCTAGTGAGATAGTAGGAACAGCACCGGAGGCACCAATAAATGCTACCTTAAACTGTTCAACCCATTGTTTGGTGACAGAACGGCAAGAGCCTTTTGGGGTATAAGCCACAAGGACAGCAGCGTTTATCGTCACAATAGTCTGAGTATTCACCGTCTGTTGTTCTGCAACGGTAAAATTAACGATGCCGGTAGGTTGCACGCCATTGTCAGCGCAAAACGCCTGGCATAAGTTTTCCACTACATTAGTCAGATATTGCTGGCTGGTAGCAGCGATTGCAATTGGGGTTAATTGAATCATAATAATAAAGTTTATATGTTATTTTTCGTCCGCATCTTCACCCTGCGGAGTAGGTTCTTCTGTCAATACACTATAAGATGCAACACTCTCCTGAATAGGAAGATTGTATTTGAGAAGGGTTTTCAGTTCTTCCAAATCCTCTACTTCAAATTCCACCTTTCCTTCAAACAGGGACAATCCCCCGTTCTTTATTGCATCATCCACCACGTTATGGGCGAGCTGCGGGATAGATTCATCGGGAATACCACTTATATATTTTGCAATAAACGGTTCTATCAGAGAAGATGAAACACCATCAAGAACCGGGGATATCTCCTTTGCCATACTCCACATAGGACTCACCCATCCGGTAGACTTTATCTTTGCTTCAATGCTAGAAAGAAAAGGCAACCGATTCAAATTGCTACCTAGCAATTCCTGAATAGCGGGCTGCGCCCATTTATTGAGCACAGCCGCCAATTTTTGTGCGTTGGAATACATAACGCTTACCCGTTACAGCAACATCCTGTATCACACACCTTTCTTTGAGGAACAACAAGTTCACTCAACGCGGCCAATTCCGCAATCTGCTGTTTCATACAAGCCAGTGTAGCGGTATTGGTACCGTTGTAGACTGCCTGATTCATGTTGATAGCGTTTTGCTCCTCTTTGTTTCTGTTGATGATAGTCAACAGGCGATCATAAACATCCGCAAGCTTCTGGTCTGTATAAGTGTTAGACTTAAGCAACGCAATCTCAGAATCCTTCGCTGAAATCTTATCCATCATACCGGCTTCATAACGGCTAATAGGCCTGTCTTCCGAAGTAATCACTTCTACCGGGCCTGCATAACCTGCGTTACGTCCGTTTCCGCAACCGCCAAAGAGACTTCCGGCATTTAACCCAAGAAAAGAGGCAATACCAGCGGAAGCACCCACTGTATTATAATTACCTTGTCCCTGTCCTGTTACGTGGTATTCCTCACCACTTGCTCCCTTTATTTTCATAACTTATAAGTATTAATACACGGTCAACGTTAACCGTGTAACAAAGGACAGGAAAAGTGCGTTGCTTCTAAATTATTCCGTTGCTACCTCATTGCTAATATGTTGCAAGTTCGTTGCTACACTCCATTTCTTTATCTTGTACTGAAAATTGTTGCGTATCTTGTTGACTGATTGACGGGTCAGTTGGGTAAGAGAAGATATCTGGGTGTCGGTCAGTTTCTGCGAAAGCAAATGTATAAGGATATATCTTGCGTCTACCGCTTCCTCAGAGTTACTATGAAGCATTTCGTATTCTTCAACTCCTGTCTCATTTTTCACCGCAACGACCACTTCTTTGTATAAATCTATATTTTTCATGCTGTTAAACATATACAGGGTTAAAACAAAACATCTCAAAATCTGTTGATAAAGCTATGAAGCCCCATTAACAGTCCCTGAGATGTTAGCCCGTGTATGATTTGGTCGTCGAAACGGGTTGGGGCTTTCTTCTTTCCCCGCCCCTGGGGTATTTGTTAACGATTACCGGCCTTCTACTTTACCGGTCTACGGATTGAATTCTAATTAGCGCATCATGTTACCTCCTTTCTTGGATATATAATTTTCATCGATTATTGTATATAATTTCATCACATTTCTGTATTTACCATATAAACAAGTTCCAACTAACTCCTGCACCAACATACCAACCGCCCGGATAACCGTATCCTGCCTGCAAACCTAATCCCCATCGTTTCTTCTTCGGGGTGATGGTATGGTAGATATCATTCGTCACATTCTGATACACGGTTTTTGGGAATATCTGTAAACTATCCAGTCTCGGACGATATCCGGATACCCATGCACGGTAAAGGCTGTCCTCATAGTAAGCCTGTTCACGCCCGACTACCGTGTCACCTATGTGTATGGTATCTGTTAACTTAAGCGTTAATAGTGGCGCCATAGGCGGAGATATGGTTAAGGAGCAAACCTTGATAACCGTCTTTATCTTCGTCTCGGTTCTCACTTCTGCCGTTATCGGATCGTGCGGACTGCATTTCATCCACACGAGTACGCCAAGTAACAGGCAAATCAGTATATAAGGAAGGGTTCTCATGCTACTTCAACGTAAATACCTACAAGGTCTTTTAGTGAGTTGTAAACCGCCTGCCCGGTAGAACGGGTGCACTTATAGGTAACTCCGTCCTGCGAATAGTATTTGCCCTCTTCCAATGCCATATTGTTGTTATATGGAATCGGATCATCCTTTGTTCCGGCAGCGGTCTCGTTGATTTCCTCATAGAGAGCTGCGGTGTTGATGCTTGGCGGTTGATTCTCCAAGACGGTAGCAATATTCTGCCTTACCCGGTAGAGTTTATCGTTGTACTGCACTTTCATTCCGGTTGTTAGTGATTTGCTGATAAACTCGTTCCAATACGGATACATGGACTTCACTTTCAACGCTTCGTTGTCTGTCAGGGACATAGTTTGAATTCCGGCTCTGGTCACATTCAAAAGGTTCTGCGCTGCCGCCACCTGGATGAATTCCGCACTCCCTGCCGGTTGTTCCTCTTCCGTCCATGACCATTCATCACTTGACAGAAGGGCGTTCAGTTCCGGGCTGTCAAAATAATATCTCGGAAATTCTTCGTCCTTGTAAGGGGACAGATACTCTTCGTGGAGGATTACCTTACTTCCGTCTTTACTCTTTCTCATTGTGGGGATAGCCAGCAGACCGTGCTGGGCTAGCCATTCAATTGTTACTACTGCGTATTTCATATGTTTTTTTAATTAATTGGTTTCGTTAAACATCACTTTCAATGGCTATGCCTATCTTCTGAGGAGATTTGACAACCTTTCCCGTAATCTTGTAAACGCCATTGTCACCGGATATGGATATATCACTAATGGCATTGCACGACACATCTATTAGTTTATCAGAGGTATTTGGCAACGTTACAGTGATAGTAACCATGCTATCTACAGAGATATATTCTCCGGGATTGACCGAATAGGAAATTGAAGAATATTCTCTATTACTCTTCACAATCGGTCTAAACTCCACCATATTCGGATACAGCGTACCTAACTTATACCTCTTTAATTGACGCTCTAGCAGGAACTCGGAAAGGGTGTAAGGGAAAAGCAAGAATGACCAAAGAGCTAGTTTGCTGTATCTATCTGTACTAGAACCTAATTTACCAATAGTTAAAGGGTTCGCGTCAACAATATTTCCTGCATTAATATTAGTACCGTTATTTACGTATTTAGATTGATAGCTAATAAACCTTTCAACATCAATAACTTTACTGTTAGGAGTAGCAAAACTGTATACTTCGTTTTTATAATCGAAACCAAAAGCACCATTACTAATACTTGTTCCTCTAACCGCCACTCCGCCATCTGCATTTTCTGCTAATCCATCTATTATCTCTCTATCAGCTACTACCGTGTAATCCTTGTATATTGGAAGGTTTTCTACTTTACCGTAATCATCAATACCATCAGATACCAATGCTCCTTCGTAGTCAGGGATTTGCTCAATAGTTATATCACAATCACCAGTATAATATGGAACAGTGAATCCTGTATAATAGGTTTTTGTGGTTGTAGTACTCGCAGGTAATTCATAAATTCCATCTCTATCAACTTCAAGTGCTTCCCAAACATCATTTTCGGCAATATATCTATATACTAAATTAAATGATTGAATCCCAGTAATTTTTACTTTCATAGCATTCGCTCCTTTCTTAGTATATAAAATAGCGTTACCGCCTTTTATATTAGTAACATGAAGCTTATTAGAAGTATATGTAGAATCAGCAACGTAAGATTGAGGTATCCAAGTATTAAAATCTACTTTATATTTACCAATTCCACTATCTAACTTCTTAGCAAAGTTATACAGTGTCATATCATGACCATTTCCACTAAAGTCTTTCAGATACCAATCCGCTTCAGGAGTATCATTGCTTAGACCTTGTTTCTTTACATCATAGTATACATCCGGTTTAACATGCTTGTCCAAATTGAAGTAGGATATTACCTGATTGATTTGGTCGGTGGTCAGTACCTTGTTGGCGATGAATGTCCAATAGACGGCTACTTCGCTACATTCTGTTGATGAGCCATTATTAATATATCCTTCTACACTAAATTTTGATTGTAAATTAACCAAATTATTTTGATAACTATAATCACTCTTATCTCCAAGAATATTATTTATAAGTGCTTGTACAGAACCATTCCAAGTATATCCATATATACCAGTCTTACCAACACCATTAAGTAAAACATTGTTTCTAATGTATCCTTCGTTTAGGTATCTAATATAATTAGTATACGATGTGCCGGAATTATAGCCACCTATCTGATGAATCATACTAACAACAGTAATCTTATCAGTAATACCCATCTCCTGTACGGTCTTCTGACTTACTATCATATCATCTTTACCGTCAGTTACTAATGCACCTTCGTATAGGGGGAGTTGTTCTATGATACAACTTCCCGATAGTTGTTCAAATCCATACCAAGTATTTTCTCCTGTATATTTAGAAAAATAAGAAGTTGGTATAGTATACGTTCCACTTTCTGAATATATTATATTTGTACCTGTACCATCTTCTTTTATATACCAATACTTAATCTTACTTTGTTCATCTAAAGTTATCTTTACCTTGAACTCTAAAACATCTTCTTTTCTGATAGAAGTATGATAATATATCAATGGTCTTCCTGCATCTCCATTATTTTGAACTTTAGTAGGAGAAACAATTAATCCGGTATTATAATTCCATGAAGTAAAATCCTCCGGATAACCGTTATAACCACTATTTGCTTTATAAGCAAAATTAAGTAGTTCTAAATCGCCACCTCTGTCAGCAATCTTGTTCTTGATAATATTGCGTGATTCAGATTCATTGGTGTTCTGATCCATTATCCAGACACCGCATAATGAATCTAAGACTTTGGGATCAATATACGGACGGTCGGATGAACCACCGGAAGGCTTACCGATTCGGTTCAAGCCAATCCGGTTAAGCCCTATACGATTTAATGATAACCTGTTAAGCATTATTCTGCCTCCGTTAGAATGCCAATTGTTACCGCACTACCGCTCTCAATACGGATTGTCTTCGGGTAGACAAGGCCATCAAAATCGTAATCGAATATTTGCCCGACATTATACGGAACCGTATTCGGAACAGAAACCGTATCAAATCCTCTATCGGTAGCTGTCCGATCGTCGATAGCTTCCGTATATTCACCGTTCTTCTGAAAAAGCTGCAAGCCACCACCTCCGGGACGTTCCAGGTGGATATTGAAATTTGCATTTACGACTGCTTCCGCCACATATTTTTGGGTATTCTCGTTTTGCACAAAGGTTAATACTGCCATGATTGTTCCTCCTATTGATTAATGTTTATAATAAATTCCAACCAGCTTCAATGTCAGCCATGACAGCCGGAACACCATTCTCAACCTGTGAGATGGCAGCTGCAAAAGTGCACATAGTCGCTTTATCGTTGACATCCGGAACGTAGGTGTTCGGCACTTGCATTTCACGGCATACACGGTTGATGTATCCGGTTGTGTTATTCTCGTTTTCCGGTGCCCATCTCTTGATAAAGTCGGCAATCGTCTGACAACCGTGTCTTTTGCGGTAATTCTGCAAAGTCCGTATCAATGCCCGATAACCCCATTTCATTTCCGTAAACTGGAAGAACGATTTATCTTCCTGCTTCTCTTTCAATCCCTGCCACTTATCTTTTGTGATCCGGATATTGCCCGGATTGTTATTTCTCAAACCTCTTGATAAACTCATTTTTGTTTCCTCCTATAATATCAATGTTAATACTCCCAACGCCAGACCGGCACAATCACAGATGATATCCTTAATCGAGAACTCTGTTTTCTTACAGTATTTATCGTAGACCTCCTTCAGGATGAAGATTACGACGGTTATAATGATTGCTGACCATAGCGGCATATATTTCGATAACCACATTACCAAGTTCTGGCACACTATAATGTGAGCCATGCCGTCTATTCCGATCTTGGAAAGAAGATTTCCGGCTAATGCACTGATTTTATTTATCTGATTCATTATTCTTTTCCTTATCTGTTATAGACTCTTCGAGAGCTTTCTCTAACTCTTTGCTCTTAAATCCAATCAATACAAGCAGAAGTTTAAACACATTAATATCCTTGTGTATTCCTTTTGTCTCACAGTAGTTAGATTTAATACTTTCCAGTTCGGCCAGGCATCCGATTAATACTACAATCACAGAGACAATCAAGGCTGACACTCCCAAAGGTTCTCCAATAGCCTTACCAAGAACGGCACCAAGTATCAACAGGCAAATATAATCTCCGCATTTCAATAAGAATCTTTTTACGCAACGGCTCTTTCTGAATTCTTCTCCACGTTTGATAGACTTGCTTACCCCGTACCACATATCCACTATTATGAGGATTAAAATAAACAGCATAAGCCATCTCATATCCCACATGAGAGCGTATAGTTCACCTACAAATACCGATGAGCTGATAGTGCGTGTCAACTGACCTTTTACCATATACAAGTGAGATAAACGGTTAACAATGAAATTACCTCAATCCAAAACATAGGCTTCCTCTTTATGAAGTCGGAGATGAAATTACCCGTCCAGTGCTTCTTCATGGAGACAACCATATACACAATGAATCCCGACCATAACAGAAGCCAATACCAACTGTTACAGCCTACCCATATCTGGGAGAAGATCAACGACATGGAAGCACCGATTACATGAGGAACCTTTTGCTCCGATTTGAAGTTAGGAGACACACCAAGTATAGCCATACCGACAACAGAAAGAAAGACAAGAAACTGGCTGTTCTCTGTACTTGATTCCAAAGCTGCCGGAAGAAGCAGAACACCGGAGCCAATCATACACAGAGCGAACCAAAACTTATGCGTCAATGCATAGTAGGTATCACTGATAGAGTAAGGAATCCCCTTTCCTTTCTTAATCATCGCAGAGACATATCCGGCGATGAGGATAAATGAAAACAATACTAATAGAATCATAGCTTTATCTGTTTTTGAGTTTATAATACAAAATTGAGTTGTTCCGGGTATCCGGTCTTGTAGTTATAGGATTCCACCTGTTGAACAGTAGACAAGCCTTTCACAGCCGCAATATGAGATTGCGTCACATTGTAACAGTCAAGGGCGTATAGCTCTAACCGGTTTAGCATTTGCAAGGCTGTATCAACAGGGATTGTGTATTTCTCAGTATCATACCACAATGTAGTCAATGCACGTCCCGCTTCCTTCTCGATATTGATTGAATTGACCAGCCCAACACGGGTATCTTTATCTAACCATATCTGTTTTCCGGCAAGCGTGAATGAGTTGACGGCATCCGACTTGTCATAGGCGTTGATTTCCGCTATCTTCATCTCTTTCAGTTCGTCAATCGTATATTCATGCTCGACCAGTATAGGATACCCTTCATCATTGGTAACAATAAGCTTTCCCGCAGATTGACCGTCTAACAATTCTTGCCAATACTTTTTCGTAATCTCTATTGCACCTTCTTGGGGTGTGTCGTGGAATCCGTTTTTCCAATACATTTTTTGCTCCATAATTATTCTTTATTAATTATTTCCATCGACCTATCGCAATCCAATTGAATTTAGCAGAACTAACGCCTGTACTCGTAGACACAAAGTTTCTATCTACTTTAAAAGAGTTTATGGAATAGCCATAAATAGGGCAAAAAGTATAAGCGTTATTATCTGCGTTGTTTTTAATAACACTCCCAATAGCAATATAATTAGTGTCATAAAAAGACGTTGGCATATATACTGTTTGGGCAGCTGACGAAGTCCCTGCACTATATCCCCATTGTATCAGCAGACCGTTATTAAACTTAGCATAACCGTTCTGACCGAGTGATACAGTCATGGCGTTGGAGAGGTCGGCTTTAGCGTATGTAGTACTTAGAGTGCTTAGTTCATCCTTTTCCTCATCAGTCACGAAACGCTTGTTTTTCTCCTCTGTTACATCACTTGCTTTATGGGTATGTTTAATCAGTGCGAATAAATCCTTCCCAATAGGAGTAACAGACCATTTACCCGTAACACCGGAAGACGGGTTGCAGGAATAATAGCATAATACGCCATCTTGGTTTAATGCCACGAATGAGCACTTTGAATTATCTTCTGCCAATTGCATGTTTAGCACTCCCAAATTGTAATACCCACCTTTTTCGTCCAGGACATATACCATTCTACCGGATTTCCATGCTTCGTAAATAGCGTTTATTTCGGTTAGGTGGTCTTGGGTTACGTTACCGTCATTTACGATGGAACTGAAAGACAGGGAAGATTTGTAAATTCCTGCCGCATTACCCGCAGCAGGTAGCTTGTCGATAGCATCGTCTATCTCTTCGGCTGTATGCCTTAATGTTTTAGTTTCTTCTGCCATAATATACTTATTTAATTATTCATCCCATGAAAAATGCTCTTCACCGATTTCATTGAAATTAGTTACGTACCAAATATAATTACCTTCACTATATTCCATTGATTTGACACGTAGTTCCGCTCCTGATATATCTACTTTATTATAAATTGGTGATTCACCATCCATAAAATGCGTATAAATAAATCTTCCGTTATTGTAATTTTTCACAAAGTAATTCGGAGAGGACCGTGAATCTATCCAATGTCCGAATATGGAAACTTCGATACTGGGAAACATACTCGGGTCTGGCAATATAGCTGTTTGAACATACAGATTTCCTCCACCGCCATATGCAAGTCGAATATTGTATCCTTTAGATAAATCTAAAATAATTCCTTCCGTAGATACAGGAATTTCTATATATGGGTAGGAAATATTTGCACGTATTTTCAATAATCCGTCCTTATCCCATTCTATATTATTAGAAGCTAGAAACCCGCTTCCATCTTTTTTTAATGCCCATTTTTCACCGTTTGATAACAATTCATCAGCGTTTATATTATCCGCTTTTAATCGTGGTTTACCATCTTCTCCTATTTCAAATACGGCTATTTGGTTCCCATCCCGGTCTTTTATCGTGAAATTATCGGTAGACACATCTATTTCAGCACCGTGTATTTTCAAACCGGTTACAGGGTCAAACTGAATAAATGAGTTTTTATCTCTGTCACCAACATAACTGCGTCCGTAATTATTTGAATAGAACTGCTGCGTCTCCTGGTCGAATCCTTCTTCCTTGACAGCCTTTCCTTCCAAAGTATAAGAATCGATACCCTGCAACATCTGTATGGTTGGAGCGGTAAGCCCATAGGCGGACAAAAGGATAGCATTCTGACGTGCGGGATCTGTCTTGTTGCCAAGTTGGATTATTTTGTCACCTGCCTGCGGAATATCGCTGCCTTCCTCGCAGTCATCTACCGACAGGTCAATATAGTTTTCGCCGACAGATAAAACATACCGCCAATAGTAGCGGTTAGCTACATTCTCATAAACTCCAGCCTTGATGTTAAACTGACGACATTGCGCCATGTCTCCGGCTGTGAACTGGTTGATGATGGCTTTCTCACCATCGTCGGCAGTGAAGTAACAACGGTACACGCCACCTGTCGCTACGGGAACATACAGGGCTGCGTTGTCCGAGTCGTAGAGACGTGCCCCGCTTGAATCATACACGGATGCTACGGAAATCTTCTCGACCTTCGTACATTCAATGCTGGCTAGTGTAAGAAGTATCTCACCGCCTACTGACTGTAGTTCCTTGATTGTCAAAGATTCAAACACAGCCTTCAACCGGACATATATTTCATCAAATTCGGCATACGAACGTCCGGTCTTCGGGTCACGCTTGACAAGGAATCCCGTACCAAGCGCACCGCTTATGAAATTTTGTGATTCTATATTATCGGTTATGACACCGCCAAGCAGTCGGATAAGATAATCCATTGTTTCCTCCTGTGTCTTGTTCAGAAAGGTAGCAAGGGACTTTTTGGATGAGAACACATTACGGTCAGACGGAAGTGTCTTGTCATTTACCCCTATCACATATATACTTGCCCCACCGCCACCAACTACGGAACCGGAGTAAGTCTGTCCTTTGTATGTGAGATTATCAAGCTTGCTTTCTATCTCACCGATACGGGAATAAGCGGCTGTTTCACCGACTGTATATATAGGATGATCGTATGGAATATCCAACGGCCACTCGAAACCGATGATGCGGGATTGACGTCCGTTGGGGAAATACGCTTTATTTATAAGGTTTACTTTATCTCCTACCTCATAGGTACGAATATTACCCTTATTGTAGATGAAATCAGCAGCCATCTCGCAATCATAGGTGGACGGATCTATCATGGATTTCTTTACATACTTCTTGGTAGTTTCAAGCAACTCTTGTTCTGATTCCGGCATCATCTGTTCAGAGATGAATGCCGGATCGAAGCCGTAAAGGACATATGTGTCTGCCGGGACTTCTTCACCGTCTTCCATATGGGCGGCTTGCGGGAATAACACATCATCAGGAAGTGCACGCCCGTAGTCCTCGTTTCGGACTATCTCAAAGGTTGTACCCGTGTTGTCGCTCTCTTTGAGATTAAGGGCGAAATCCAGTCCGGCAAGCTTGCCCGTTTGGAATATCAGGTGCAGTTCATCCAGAAGGAAGTCCTTCGTAAAGTTCTTCAGTCCGTTATCCTTGAAGGTGTAGATAGGATATTTATTGCCGGTTGGCTTGTCATCAACCTTTTCATCCTCCCAAGTAGGATCAGGAACTACCGTAGTGCTACCGATATACTTAGGATATTCATCCTCAAATATGACTATCTCCTCAATTGCTTCCTCTACAGGCATTTCCACGTTGTCGGGGTTGTCGTAACGTTCATCTCCTATGTCAATTCGTTCCCCTGTGGGGCTGTATCTGTAAGCGTCTACATAGGGAATACCTTCCGGCAGCATAAGGCGTTTCTGGACAACACCGTTCAAGGTCAGCTCCTTGTCATCCTTGCTGAAATAGTTGTCGGGAACTTTGCCTTTTATGATGTTGTTAATCGTGTATCTGTCTCCTAGAGAAGCGGTTACGCCTTCGGGAAGACGAAGAACATTCGAATCGTCCCCTGTCAGGAAATCCGGATTATAGACGGCTTCAAATGTCCGTCCCTCATTGGAACCGGAAAGGAACGTCACAGAAGTATTTGCTGAGTTTGATTTGTTTTCCAATGCCAAGCTAAACGAAATATATACAGAAACGCCACGAGGTTCCGCGTCTGTTTGTACATTCACTGTCAGTACTGCTTCCAAACTGTCAGCGTCTTCCACAATGTCGATGGAAGAAGGAAGATTAAGTGTATCCTTGAATCCGTTTATCGTATTATCAGTAATGCGGTGCTCTCCATTGGCATTGCACACTGTATGAGATACACCAGACTTCGTATAGCATAAATCTAGCTGATAATTATACGTCCCTTTAGGAGGATAGTACTCATTTGAACCTGTACCTGTTATTCCACTAATCATAAATGGGACAGAAGTCGTTAATACTGAATAAGTTCCCTTGGCTAATGGACTTATTACAGTGCATTTAAATTGTCGGCTTCCTTGGGCAATAACTTTATCAATGTTAATGTCCCCTTTTACAGTTTTTTTAGCGATTAAATCTCTTGAAGGAAAGAACTTTATATCCAACGGTCTTGCCGTATCGGATATATCCCTTCCCTTGACTTTCTTCACGTCAAATATCAGACTTTTCCTGTAACTGGCGGGAACGTTACGGGTGGAGCCGAAAGCATAAACACGGGTTGCGTATGTGGTCTGACTGTCACTTCTCCGCATGGAGTTGACATTCACGTTCTCCGTGTCTGTCAAATCACCGGCTTTGAAGTCTACAGGGGAGCTGTATTCACAGCGTCCGAAATGAATAACGTGCTCCGTTATCCACCATTCACACTCCCAAGTCTCCGCCATTTGGGTAAGGGCGTCTATCAGATTCACGTTATCGTATGAAACGAGCTTGGAAGTGTTCGCTACCGTATTATCAATCTCGTATGTGAACTCTTCTTTTCTGAACTTGTATCCGAGTGCTTTCAGGTTGGCAAGAAAAATATTTAAATGCGTGTCAAGGGTAGCGGTGAGATTCCATCCTGCTTCTCTTCCGGTAGTCTCAGGCGTGTAGAAAAACTTCTTGTTCTTCCACTTCCAATAATAAGCATCAAGGCGGAGTTCATAATCATAGGCTCCAGTAGTCGTATTGTAGGCGGGTTTATACAGGTCTACAAGTTCGAATATTCCGAGTTCATTATCTACTCCATCTCCTAATTGGAAGTACACAGGATTGGCTAGAGAGAACTTCAATGTGATGTAATCTTCCTGCATCAACTGGAAGTGTCTTTTCGATCCCTCTTTGATAGGTGTCGAAAAACGGATATTGCCGGATATGTCTTTGATATCTACTGATTCTGCCATATCACAAAGTTCGCAGATAGAAACGTCAAAACATAAAATCCGGCAATCCTATAAACCACAATTGTCCAATTGTGGGAAATTTACTCTTTATTAGCTGGATTTGGCTCGTTCACCTTTACAGATATTTTGGAAAACGTCCTCGAAGGATTGAAACCAAAAGATTGCGAACGAGTATAATATAAATGATATACTTCCTCTCCCAACGCCGGAATCTTGATTGTAAACTCTCCCTTCGCTATTTCATCCAAGAAAGATTTGTACTTAGTAGTATAATCAGATGGAGAACTACCTTGCAACGTAAAGGTTAACGTTAAGTCACGCTCATCTATCTTCCTGTTCTCTATTATCACCCTTTTTCCATCCTGTAAGCGGGATTTATTCTCTATTACCTCTTTCATTGGAAGTGGGGCGTGGATAGCTTCAATGAATCCATCTCCCATTCTTACTCCCCAAGTTGCAAGAGCGTCTCTGTTGTTAATTAATAAGTCGGCCATATATTACAATTTTTTAGACGATAAATCTACAATATTCAGTTTGACTAATTTCACGTGAACCTAAATAAAAACTGACTTTCAGACAAATGTCGTAAAATAATAGCCAAAACCGCTCTAATACATGAACAAAAATCCCACACTTTCAAAAATGTGGGAGATTATTATATTAATAGAAAGGGCAGCCCTAAAGCCACCCTTTCCCGCTGATTGGCGTCAACTTTCAATGTGCCGGAACCGAAGTCCCTGACTTACCCTTTATTTATAAACTCTTGTAACACCCTGTTTGTCTCGACAGCGAGTGAGGACATTAGAAAGCCGTCCTTACACATCTCACGTACTTGCCCGAATATCCGCTTTAAATTTGCTTCCATGCTTTCTTTGGGGTTGTATGTCACCTCTTCTTTCCCGTAAGGTATCAGCCCTCCGTAAGTATTTCCGTGCTTCTTCCTCCCGTTTGTTAAGTTTTCCTGTAGTGACCGGTTAAACTCTTTGACTTGCTTCCTGACGATGCGTTCTGCGTATTTGGTGCAACGCTCGGATCGGAGCTTCTCTTCCATTTCGTTGAAGGCGTTGATGTATGCTTCCTTGAACTGGGCGGCTACCTTTCCGGTGAAGCCCATGGCGAGGAAGGTAAAGCCGTCACGGGTCATGTAGTACATGGGTCTATTTTCCCCCTTTTTATCTCTATATTCAACGGGCGCAAAATTGCGCTGGTTAAATAATACACTACAATCCAGCATTTTAATCGCTCTAAGTACATCTTTGTGCGCCTTCCTAAAGTAATCCGCAACCACCAAAGAAGAGGTCACAGCTTGACCGTTTTTCGCTTCTACCAAATCAATCCTATCGGTAGACCATAATTCCAAACTTTTTGTTTCCATAATGATTTTATTTTATGTGTTATACTATTGCGTTACTCTTACTTAGTACATGAAAAACCTGTCGTTATCGTCACCGAACATCTTATATCCGGCAAACAGGCTTAAAATGATGATTGTTATTTCTATCATAATCGTATATTTAATTAGTAATCTACCTCTATATCAATTATATCGAGCACGTTATCAGTAATCATGCTATTCACGGATAATTGTGCATGTTTTATCTCATTTTCTTGCATCCATCTTTTTGCACGATTGATAGCCGATTGTTTATTACTGCCATCAGGAATAAATGCCCCTAAATCGTTGTACTGTTCGTCTAACAGTTGAAAATAATATCGTTTCATTGTCACATATTTTAATGGTTGGCAGAGCCTTCGCCCTTCCAGTTTAATTATAGATTCATGTAAATACAAGTAAAGTCGCATTCTTCGTCATAGTCTACTTCTAGTTCCTTTTTGCCTGCAAAGAAATTCTTTATCTTAGATACTGCGTTATCATTTCTTCCATCGAAAGAAAATGTAGCTGATTTCTTTAAAACTGTTACTTCAATAGCTATTCCGGCAATTATTGATAATGTTCTTTCTAATTCTCGTTTCATATTCTGTATTGTTGTGCAGGGCTTTCGCCCTGCTGGTTAAACTTATCTTTTATCTATTACCAAATAATGGTATTCTAAACACTTCACCCATTGTATTCTATACTTTTTTGAAGCACATCTAATTTCAATATCTCTTATTGCAGAAAGAATATCAGATGCACTTTCATTATAATATTTTGCAAGTATAGTTAGTACGTGATAGCTTTCTTGTGGTGTAAAGTGCAAAGAACTTCTATATCTCTTTGCTGTCTCATATACTCTCTTTGAGAATGATTCAATAGTCTCAAATTCTTCTTTTCTATAATTAAAAAGGTCTGTTGCTTTCATAATCTTTATTTTTTAGTTGTTATTACTTTATTTCCTTTTTGATGTTAGTAATGGAATTTCACGTATGTGTTATTTATTACGATGCAAATATAACATATATGTGAATATAAAACAAGAAAAAGAAAAAATATTTTTCATATATACGTGAATTTCATGATGTTTTCTTTCGCATATACATTAAATTATATATATTTGCTCCAAAATTTAAATATAACGTTTATGTTAAGAGTTAAAGAAATAGCAAAAGAAAAAGGATTAACTATGGCAGACGTAGCTAAAAGAATGAATATGTCTCAATCGGGATTATCTATGGCTTTAAATCGAAATTTAACTTTAGATGTATTAAATAGAATAGCAGATGCGCTAGAGGTCGAAATTCCGGACTTGTTTGAACGTAAAAAAGAGGAAGAAAACACTATAATCTGCCCAAAATGCGGTTCTAAATTCAAATTAATCGAGTAAAATTTGCTTATTTGTGTATTTATGTGTTAATTTGGTCCCGTACAACCATAAAACACATAAAAGATGGACTTTAAAGATAATATTAAGCAATTGGCGGACAGAGTTGTAAAGCTTAGAGATAGTATTCTTACAGAGGAAGCGACAAAGAATGCTTTTATAATGCCATTTATTAACACATTAGGTTACGATGTATTTAATCCTTTAGAAGTTGTTCCCGAAATGACGTGCGATATAGCGATGAAGAAAGGAGAAAAAATAGATTACGCTATAATGAAGGATGGGGAGCCGATTATACTTATAGAATGCAAGCATTGGGCGCAAGATCTAAATTTACACGATAACCAGTTGATACGTTATTTCAATGTTTCTAAGGCTAAATTTGGGGTTTTAACAAATGGGATCATCTATAGGTTTTATACCGATCTTATAGAGCCAAACAAGATGGATGAAAAACCTTTCTTGGAAGTTAATATAACAGAATTAAGAGACTCTCAAATAGAAGAGTTAAAGAAATTCCATAAGTCATATTTTAATGTAGAAAATGTATTGAGTTCTGCTAGTGAACTAAAATACATGGGAGAATTAAAAAGTATTATTGCAAAAGAATTTTTTAGTCCCTCATCTGAATTCGTAAAATATTTATCAAAACAAGTGTATGATGGAGTTATCACCGCTAAATTGTTAGATCAGTTTACTGAATTAACAAAAAAATCTATCAGTTCATATATAAATGAATTGATTTCGGACAGGCTCAAATCTGCCTTAAAGACTGAAACTGTAGAAGAGGCAAAAAATGAAGAGATAGATAATAAAGCGTTAGAAGAAGACGGAAATAAGATAATAACAACAGAGGAAGAAATAGAAAGTTATTTTATAGTAAAATCAATACTTAGACAGGCGGTAGATGTTTCAAGAGTCGTTTATCGTGATGCTCAAACTTATTTTGCCATATTATTGGATGACAATAATAGAAAACCGATTTGTCGTATGTATTTTAATGCAATTAGCAAGAAATATATAGCTACTTTTGACGAAAACAAGAAAGAAACGAAACATGAGATTACTAGCTTGAACGATATATATAATTATTCGGAATACTTAATTAATACGATTTCGTTCTACGATAATAAATAGTAATAATAAATATGAATGTGATTTTCTTGATGAAAACACATTCAGAAGTTATTGGTATAGTATTGGTGGGGATAAAGAACCTCATGATTTTATAAAACAATAAAACAGTAGCCCCGAACCTTCATTGGAACGGGGCTTATTTTATCTTCTTGATAAACCGTTGGTATTCCGTTTAACCTCTGCAATATCCGAAGCCATTTGCTGAATAGGCTTCACTATCACATTGGTGTTATCTCTAATATCCATTATAGCTTCATAAGAAAGCCGTAGCAAATCCCGTGTCTCACTGGCAATATCCTTTATCCCTGTAGTATTAGCGACAATAGGTAACATATCTTTCCTTAATTCAAGAATGGACATCGTTTGGAGCTGATTCTGATTCTTGATCTCTTCTCCGGCAATTTGCAAGGCAGTGAAGCGTCCGTTGAGTTCTTCAATTGAATCTTGCGAAGCAGCGGCAAAGCCCTTCTTTGTGGACTCTTGGGAAGATGAAGAAGAGCTACCTGTGTATCCGGTTATTTCAGCAAGCTTATCTCTTTCATCCATGGCTTTTTGAACCATCAAGTCGTAATCCTTTCTCGCATCTTCTATCTGCTTCTTAGTAAGCTTCCCGCTTTGTTCTTTCATTAAATCTGCAATACCATTATACCACGCTTTCAGTTCATCATCAAATAAATCTCCCATCGAAAAATTGAGCAAAGCACGTTGCATATATTCGGAAAAATCCTCTGAAAAAGATTTAGCGTCTTTATCCATATCCATCAAAGATTCGAGAAAATTATCCCTAAGACCATCAAAAGAAATCTGCATAATAGATTCATTGATTTTTTCTGTAAGCTCATCCAATTTACCTGCTTGGTCTGCGTAGGCTTCAAGCTTTTCCATAACACGACCACCATATCCCCCCTTGCCAGCACTTTTAATTTGCTCGTATATATCGGCATTACTTAAAAGCAATTTCATCTGTTCCGGGCTTAATCCCCACAAAGATTCCGTACCGGAGAAGTTATTATCTACATTCTTACGAGCCCAACGTAGTTGTTCATCAGTCCATTCCATATAATATTTCCAGCTATGATGGGAGTTGGAATATCTTGCCTGTTCTTGGGCTATTTTAAGGGTATTGGCTATTTGTTCCTGTTGATATTTATATGCCTGTTCATATGCTGATATAGACTTAACTCCAGCAGATTTTTCCATTACATCGGTAAGTCGATCAATGGATTTCTCTAATGTTTCATTACGGTCTGTTAATCTGTCAATCGCTTCTTGAACTTCTTTAGCGTTGCTTCCACTAATTTTATCCATTAGTGAGTTGAATCCACCAAAAGAGATTGTGTTCAAAATATTGCCTATACCATCTTTGATGGAACTGAAGATCTGAACAAACATATCTCCACTAAGAATATTGTCCAAAATTCCATTCACAGCATTAAGAACCGTATCAATAATTGAAGATATAAGCGGACCTATTCCATCTTTCAGTATATCGAGAATTGAAAGTACAGCAGAAATAATCTGTCCTATAACTCCTGCGCTTGAAAGGGTTTGTGATAACTTACCGATAGCATCTCCGACTGCCCCACCAATGTTGAGTTTGGAAAGCCCGGTTAATGTGTTTTGCAACCCTCTGAATATGCCAGGTAATGTACTATCAGCAAAACTTTGAAGTCCGCTTGCTACGGAATTCAGACCGTCAACTGTATCCGCCCCTACATCTCTAAGATTATTCCCAAAGTTTTGCACCTCAACTTCTGCACTTTTATAAGCATCGTTGGCAGCATTAGCCCCCAATTTGGCTAAATCAAGTGCTTGTCGTGTACTGTCTATAGCCCCCTTATCTCCTGTTTTTAACGCATTGGCGTAGTCGTTCTCTGCTTTTTTAAGATTTTGAAAAGCAATATCTTGATTTAATGTAGCAGTTTGAAGTCTGTTTATGGCAGCTCCCAACCCATCCATTTGTTGTTGTATTTTATTAAAATTCAACGTGCCTTCGCCGCCAGGAGTTACTTCCCTCAATCGGTCTATTGCTTCATATATGATTTTTTTATCTGCCTCTGATGAATTTTTGAATTTATCTGTATTTACATATTCCTTCAGACCATCAAGCGTTTCTTTTAATTGACTGCCAAGTATACCGGAGAAGTTTCCAAAAACACTTTGCCAATCTATCTTCTGATTTAAAGCATTAATGTCTACCTGTTGGATGGCAGAGTCTCTTTCCCTTCCAAGAGATAATTTCTCCCCTTCTGTGGTAGCTTTCTTTATTTTCTCTGCATATTCCTCTGCAATGGCTAATTTCTGTTGTTGGAATGTACCATATTCCTTCAAATATTCTCGCATTGCATCAGCTTCTGCCTTTAACTGATTCTTAGTTACATCGGCAATTTCTTTATCTCTTTCTTTTTCTGCATTGGTATAGCGAGCAGAAATCTCAATAGCTTGTTCTTGTGTCAGTTTACCACCTTGCCTTTCACTCAAATCTTTTTCTTGCTTTTTGATAGCATCCAGCTTTTTTTGATAATTTAGGTCAATCTGTTTCAGTTCTTTCTCAGTACCATCCTTCATGAGATTAATTTCGTCTTGTTGGTTTTGGCGACGGAGAGACAAGAGTTCTTCCGCTGATTTTTGTTGGTCTTTCTTTTGCTTGTCAGCAGCGGATTTTCGATTGGAAGAAGAGTCATAGACTTTTAATTCTTTTTCTGCCTCATTTAATTTTTCAATATTATCTTTATATTTTTTTACAACTTCTGCATCAATACCTTCAAATTTACCAGCATCCATCAATTTCTTTTGAGAGGATGCAATGGAATTTAAAGTATCTTCGGCTTCTTTCTTCCTATTTTCCCAATATTCCTTATTTTGAACGGCATTTAAACGGGCTTTTTGTAAATCTTCTAAAGATGAAACATATCGTTTTATTTCATCTATTTTAAATTCTTGATTACTATCAAACCATTCCCCGCCCATATTTTGAGATAAGGCATCTTTATAGGCTTTTATTGTATTCTTTAGTTCTTCATCAGATTTTGACTTAGAATCTGCAATCAATTTATTGATATAGTCAGATGCTACCTTTTGACGTGAAACCTCCCTTTCCCCCTCTAATCTTTTCAGTTTCGCTATTTCATCATCAATAGCTGACTGGTCATTAGTACGCATCCGTTCGATATACTCTTTCTGATTCTTTATACGCTCGTCATAGCTTCGCAATTCCGTCTTATTCTCTTCGGCTTTTTTTGTTGCATCCGCTCCTGATAGTTCTTTTTTTAGAGCTATCAAATTTTTAAGATGCCCTTCTTCATCAATGTATTTTTCAATAATACCCGGGTACATATTTTTCAGGAGCTCAATAGCTCCAATTCTTTCCATTTCAGCATTAGTTTCATCCTCTATGGAGGCTATTAGTTCTTCGACCTTTGTTTTATGCTGTTCTTCACGTCTGGCGGCAGCTTCTTTTGTCTCATTATACCGTTTCTGCATTTTCTCGACTTCCGTTTCACGTGTATAGAACTTATATAATCCATAAGTTGCAGTTCCAACAGCAGCGGCGAATAAGACATACGGATTAGCCAATGCCTTACCCGCACCTTTAAATGTTGAGATGATATTCTTTTGAACTGTTGCAAATATTTTACCTCTTGCGGCAGCAATAGCCATAGAATTAGACAATACAATATTTGCAGCGGCAGCTGCTCTCTTTTCAATTACAGCCTTTCGCAATAGTGCTATATTAGCCAGTTCTAACATATTAACCACAACTATAGCCGCTTTGTACGTCCCATAGGTAGCCACTAAAGATGCAATTATTGCACCAACTTCCTTATAGTTCTCAATAATAGATGTTACGGCCGATATCGTCATTGACGCTATTCCTTGCGTCTCTTCTCCAATAGAATTCAACATAGAATCCCAGGCATCACCCAGATTAGAAATTTGACCGGACAATGTCGTAGATTGCATTTCCATCAAGTTATAGAACTTACCGCCCTCATTAGTCATATTCTCTATAACCTTTTGCAATTCTGGGAAGCCGACTTTACCTTCAGTAACCATCTTCCTGATTTCTGATTCTGTCTTTCCCAACTCCTTTGCTAACTCGGCAACCAAAGGAATACCACGCCCCATGAACTGATTTACATCTTGCGTGAATAACCGTCCTTGCGACATAGACGTACCATATAGATAAACAAGATCTCCAAGCGGAATAGAAAGACCGGATGCAATATTTCCTAAACGAACCAAAGTTTCGTTCACTTTGTCCGCTGAGGTTCCATAAGCAAGAAGTTGTTTTGCCCCACTTGTTACTCCTTGCAAATCAAAAGGCGTTTTTGCCGCTGTTTCTACCATTTGAGCCATTAAAGCATCAGCCTTTTCTTTACTACCCAACATAGTTTCAAAGGCGATAGATGTTTTCTGAAACTCTCCACGAACATTTATCATGTCAGTGACTAACCCTTTCAAAGCAGCAGTACCACCAATAACACCCAGCATCTTCGACAGAGATAGGTTAAATTTCCCTGTACCATCTAAAGCCCTACGTATATTCTCCTCATAGTTACCAATCTCCATCTTTTGGCGGGTATAAGCATCTGAATTTAACTTCAAATATCGGGTATTTTCTTGAATCTTGATATTTAGTTTCGTTCTAGCACCAGTTTCCCTCTCTTGTTGATCTGTTACGTTGGCTTGAGCAAAACGAAGTACTTTTAACTGCTCACGTGCTTCCCTTATTGATTGTACCTGAGTATTCAAAGCTGCCGATATTTGCTCATCAGTATAACTTTTGGGAGAACGGGGCGTTTTGACTGTTCCTTTCTCTATTTGCTTCTGTAGTGCTTCATATTTTTTGATAAGAGAGTCTATTTCTTTTTGCTGTTTCTTTATTTGTTCAGAAGCAGCCTTTTCTTGGTCCAACCTAGCTTGTTGAGTTTGAACATATTTGTCTTTATATTTTTCCAATTTCTTTAAAGCAGATGCTAATTGCTTCTCAAGAGCTTTCACAGCAGCATCGCTATTGGGCACACTTGCAATCTCTATGAGAGATTTTTTTAATTTGTCTATTTCTTGACGCAGTTTGACAATCTTTTCAAGGTCAATATCTGCATTAAATTTCATTCCTGCCATGTGACTTTTACATTATCGTTACCAAATGACTGTTTCAATTCTTTATCTAGGGTTAGGCTTGCCGAGTCCAGAACATCAAACCCCTTACTAGATACAAAACTTGCATACTCCATACCGTCTGCCACAACAATACCGTCTTTAGGATGTCTTCCGTAGATTAAAAGATTCTCGGTCTTTCCTTTCGCTTCAGAATGTCCGCCATCGGACGGGACATATAAATCAACAATCTTTCCATTACGAATAACTACAGATCCAGGAGCATTTCTCAAATTCCATGTATGGTTCTGGTAGGTTTTCTTATTGCTAACATTACGTACCTTCTGGACATCAACAGAATTATGCGCCGCTTCTTTCATCAATTCGGTGGTATTATTATCCACTTCTTCAACGAATTCATCAAATCCAGATAAATCGACTGTTACTTTCATTATTCATCAAACTTAACTTTACCTCTAAAGAAATCCTCATCAGATACCTCTTTTAGTACTTCTCCATTATACACAGTGTGTAGTTTATCTTTTTGCATAATTACCAAATTACGATATGGGATTCTATAAACCACTTCATCATAAGAGAGATGAAGATTTTCCATGAACGACGCAATTTGCCCTAACATACAGTCATTCCCTATAACTTCTGTTTTGCTGTCAGATTTGCTACGTTCTTCGCTAAATCCAACAGCATTGTAAAATTTTCTACAGAAATCAAAGAGTAAGCTACCATAAGTCCATGCAATATTTCCTCTAACGTTCCACTTGACAATTCTTGTTCAAGGCTATCATTCCCTTCAATAAACCAAGAAAGTGCACGAGAAGCGACGGAAATGTCTTTTAACGAAGAAATGACGCCCGCAATATCCTTATTATCTTCCAGAACAGCGAGATAAGCCGAAGCACCGGCTATTTTATGGATAGTAGGCGGGTTTACACGGTACATTTTCCCATTTACAATTATAGGAATGAAATCTTTTCCTGTGATAGCTTCAGATACAAGTATAGCTGCTTTATTCATAATGATATTTATTAAAAAGGGGCGAGAAACACAAATCCTCACCCCTCACCACTTTACAATATAGATAATGTCTCCGACGATTGCACTCCATCTTCTCCTGAAGAACCATAGTTTGCAGTAGTTTCAGCGTTCACCCGCCTTGATCTAGCTGAATAACTATTTAGAGAAGGCGATTCAGAAGAAGAAAGAGCAACCTTTTCATCAGTTCATGCAGCGTCTACCTTTTCGCCATCGAACAGATAGTCGCTCTTAACACCAGTGTTAGGATTTTCCATAGCCACTGCTGTTACACCCAAACCAATATTCTTTTCTACTGCATTACCTTTCGCAATAACCGCAGCATTGGTAAATACAATGTAGTTACCGGTCTTTGTTTGCCCTACAATTGCCTTATTTACAATGCCTGGAGTATCAGAAGAAGCCCATCCAGCATCTGTATCCACCTTTTCACCACCCTCCAATTCAACTTTGTCGTCAAAGGAGAAAACACCCATAGTGAAAGCTATTGTTTTAGCTCCCTTCTGAGTAACATCACGATAATAGATACTACCGTTCAACTCGTTAATGTAGTCAGTATAGGTCGGATCATCCTCCGTATACGCCCAAGTGTCTTGATGAGAATTTTCAACTTCCGTAGCAGTACCCAGCCACGTTTTAAGGCTTGTTTTAGTCACAGCAGAAGTTATAACATCACCGTACCAAATCTTTTTAATTCCAATAAACGGCTTCATATTTTTTCAATTTACGTTTAAAGTTTCAAATAATAATTTCACATTTACATAGTAACAACATAATTCTTTGTCTTCTTCTATTCCAATACTTTCAGAAGAGTAACGATACCAAGATCCATCATACAGGGCAACAACACCATCTTTAAAGAACTTTTTTGCCTTTTGTTCCAACTCATTCAGACGAATCAAATTTGCCTTTTCAGATTTCGTTACAGGAACACAGAAATTTACTTCAACATATCCTTTTTCCCAATAAGCATCCGGTTGTTGAGTTTTGGGGTAGATTACAATTCTCTCGGTCTTTACTTTACCTTCAGGAATATTTCCCCGTTGATATATTTCAGAGATTCCAAAAGACTTGCAATCTTTAAATATAATATTAGCTATATCAGTCGTTACAATCATATCCAAATATCACATCTACCTTCCAACTCTTCCGAATAACACTCGGCATTCTTCTTCACGTCTCCTTCTCCGACAATCTTTCCGCCAGCGTCCAGACATCTGATATGAGAGCCTAAAGTAATCTTATCACCTTCATAAACCACATGGTAATTATACACCCAGCGCTCACCATTGATAGAAACTTCCTTTTGTTGGGAGTTGTCATGGCAGAAGCAATCTGTTACATCTTGCCAAGACTCTCCACCGGTTCCCGGTATCGGTCGGCTATACTCGTCATTCTGTTCCGGTACAATAACCAACAACTGCAATTTATGTGGAGCGGATTCTAGCATATCACCGAAATATCACTTTAGGTTTATCTATATTCAGTTCATCTTCCAAGCCATACTTATTGCATAAAAAAGAATAGTATGACTTTATCCCGGAAATATCCCAGGAAAGAGACTTGGAATGACCGTTTTCTGACACAGACTTAGAAGTAGCTCTAAGCAATAAGGAGGGAATAAATCTTGCTATCGCAACAGAGATTGACTGCAAATTGTTTTCAGCCACAACTCCATCAGGGTCAACCCCAGAAGAAAGATTAATTTCCACTAAGTCAGCCTCCGACAATGATATGCCGAAGGACTGAAATTTTTGCTTTATGTAGTCACTAATTATCATACTTACGCATTCATCGTATCCAGGTCCAAAATTACAATCTTGTTTGGAGATGTAAATTCTGGGATCCATTCGGCTCCATATTCCATGAACCGACCTTCATCCGTACGTATGTTAGAAATATACATACCACCTTCTGAACGAGTGTAAGTCTTTCCCGGAACCGGATCAGTAATTTCATATGGAGTATGCCAGCGCATTTTTCCCTGCTTAGGCGTGGTAAACAAAGAAATACGATTGTCTTTGAATACCTGTTTGAAAGTACCGTCAGACAATTCCACTAAATCTTCATTGATTACGATAGGCGGCAAGCCTAATCCTCTAAAGATTGTGGTCGCCATCTCACTGGACATAAGTCCGGCAGACAGTTGTACTTCTTTAGAATCAAAGCTTTGTTTGTAAAAATCGCCGAAGTCTTTTGATCCAATAATGCTATTGATAAAAGTCTTGCGGGACATTTCCATAGAAACGAACATACCGAACTTAGTACGTAATTCAACGGTTTTCTCCATAAGATAACGGACAAAGTTTAGTTTGTCTGCAACTTGTGGAGTAATACGATGAACAGGAAGCCCCATTTCAAGCAATTCGATTCCTTGCGGATTATCGTCTACTTTTACAGATGCTTTACCATCAGAACGAAGATCACCGTCCACAATATCCATACGTTTGTGTGGAGCAAGCAATACTTGACGCATATCATCTACAATGTAGTTGATAATATCGTCCAGTGCGGCCCGTTGGTCAGGTGTCTTCGCCTGATTGAACTTATTGATTAGTTCTTGAAGCATATCGAGTCTATCGTTGTCCATTTGGTATCTATCCCCCATATAGGCAACTTCTCCATATCCGGACCCCAGAGATTTACGCTCTCTTAACGGTTTGTTAGAGTTACGGTCAATTACAGAACCGGCAACAACACCCGTTACTGTCCCCAAATATGTTTTAAACACACGGGATTTCGTTTCCTCAAAATCGAGGTGCTTTTTCCAAAAGATCTGATCCAGTCTTAGAGCCTGCACACGGTCGATAACCGCTTTCACCACTCCCGGATCATTCAGTAATGTTTGAATAGTCAAATACATAGTTCCTCCTTTCTTTAATAAGTGAACATGAATCTGTCACCCAAAGTCTCCTTATCCTTATCGGAGATAGGAACAATGAGTCTTGTCGGTCTGATCTCGTACGCTTGGCCTATAGCGGTAATAGTTACACCCGCTTCTACTTTAGTCCATGCATAATTCAATGCCGTAGCTGTTGCTTTTGCCGTTTTACCGGCAGCAGCAGTAGCTTCGAACAGTACTGCATCCTTATCTGCGGCAAGCGTTGGCGAAGCGGCCAGAGTAACGGTATCATACTCCGCATTACTTTTGTCGATAGCTTCAATTGTACCACCATTTGTACCGTTACCAATATGCATACCGACATACGCAAGAGAATTTTTCTTGATTTTCAACGAAGTAGAACCGGCAGTAATCTTTTCAGCTACTTCAACGTTCAAAACAGCTTTTGCTGTCCGTTTCTCAAAATCAAGAACCAAAGGGGTAAGAGGCGGAATCTTATCAACCCCTGTCAAATTCGAAATATCCAGATTGAAACCACCGGAATATCTATAAACCGTCTCAAAACGGCACATTTCCGGCATTTGTCTCTCAATCGGATTTAAATCATACTTAAAACCTGCTGGCATAATTAATCCTGTTTAGAGTTTTTAATTTCTTCAGTTCCCTTGTTTATCAGGCTGGCAATGTCATTCGCATTGTTCTGCTCACCGTTACCTGATTCGGGAGTTCTCACATCTTGAAATCCTGCGTTGGCAAACGTCTGCTTTGCATCCTTGAAATAGTTATCCAAGTTTGCATCTTCAGGAATGTTCAATATAGGAACAAGGTTTTCGGGAATGCCATAATCCTTCGCCTTGGCTATGATCTGCTCCTGGCGTGTAGCCTGTGCCTTTTCTGTCTCAAATTGAGTAAGTTTGTCGGAAAGAGGTTTTACGGCCGCATTCACTGCGTTTGCAATGATGGCTGCTATATCATCTTTCTTTTCTTCAGGTTTTTGATCCGGGTTAGGATTGGGATTCTCGATTTTATTTTTCAATTCGTCCAATTGCTTTTGTAGACCCGATTTTTCGTTTCTAACAGTATCAATGTCTCCTTGAAAAGCCTTCAGAAGTCCTTCGACCCCACTAATAGCAGTTTCTATTTGACTTTCTTCAGTTACGGTTTTAGACAAGTAGTCAGCCACCCCGTCAAACGCTTTATCACCAAACCCAAAGGTTTTATACTTCGTTTTTAGTGCTACTAAGATTTTTCCTTTCATACTGTATGAATTTAGTTTTAATTTTCAACAGCATAAAATTACGTTCAAAATGAGAAGTTATAAAATAATAGAGTGAGAGATAAACCACAATTTGGCAATTGTGGGAAATTAGCAATTATGCATTAGATTTTTAGGAGGGAAAGGCTATTTTATAAGATAAAACGGCAAAAGAAAAGCGGAGGTTAAGACTCCGCTTCTATAAATTATACGATATCAGGATGTTTTTTCAAATATAAATCCCTAAGATAAATACTCATTAGTTTTATTATAGATTGCATTGAAAGCCTTACAGCTTTATCTTCTCCTGAAGCAGGATCTTTTAGTTGGATAGTATCAGGAGAATAATATAGAAATTGCTTTATATCAGCAAATATTTCATTTCCCATGTTTCTCAAAAGATAACTTAAAGCTTCTTCCTCTACATCATAGGCCGTTTGAGGATTTATATCTTCTAGTTCTTTAATCAAAAAATCAATATTATTATCTATCGTCTTTTTAGCTGATGATTCCTCAAATAAAACCTCACCGAGAGGAGTCATTTTTAATGGACTGGCCTTTTTTGCTAACTTATCAATCATATCATTATCAAATTTCATTAACCATTTGTTTATTTCGACAACCATATCATTGGTAGAGCTTACAATTCTTTGCAATTCATCATATCTTTGCCCAGAATCACGAATATCATCTTTATGTTTATCACAAGGAAGATTCTCAACCTTATTCCTAGTTTCTTCTAATTTAGCATGATACTTTGACATCTTCCAACTCCCAATGATTGCTAATACTATAACAGCTATCCATGGAGCATTGTTTAGTAGATATGTGATTACTGGAGCCATATTTTGTGTTTTAGTTACTTTTATGTTGTACTATTCTATGTTTCGTTAATACAAATATACGACAACAACAACAAACAACAGCCTTATTAAGAGTACTAAAGTGAACCTTTTAAGTAATATTTAGATTATTAACAGTTTCATCTCTATCTTCATCCACTTTTTCATGTCTATCTCTACTCTCATCAAGAACATGATATTCATTCACTCTATCAATGGCAATAAAACCCAATGTACGAACACAAAAAAGCCCCGAACCTTTAGTGGAACGGGGCGGGAAGAATATTATTTTTCTTTTTCCATATCAATATTGTATATAACCGGATCGTATTTATTCATTTTCCCAGTTCCTAAATCAATTAGAAAACCCGGCCAAAAAAGAATATTCCATAAACTTTTAGCATTAAAGTTTGATTCAATCACCATAGGAGTGTTGGCATATCCTTCCTTCTTGGCAATAACTGTTTTATCAGCCATTTTCTTTTTGATATTTACAGTTATCGAATTACCTTCCTTTATTTCTCCCAACTTTACATTATTTGTACCATCATACAATTTAATACCGTTTTCTCCCGTGAAAGTAATGCCTTGATTAGACTTGGAGCAGATTGTCATACATGACGTAAATAGTACTGTACAACATAACAAAAACAAGATTTTTTTCATGATTGTGTATTTTAGTGTTTTACAATTATTTGGCAAATATATACTTAAAAAAGCAATATCAACAAATAAATATTACACAATTCTCTATTAAGGTCTATTTTTCTTTGGTTTGGGGTATTTTTCTAGTATCAAATAAAAACCCCGCCATTTAGCGGGGTAAATAACTATTTAAAGAAATCGTTAGCTTTGTCAAATGTATCAAACATAGTAAAGTCTATATATTCTTCAGGCTTACTAAATCTGTTCTTATATATTGCTTCCAATTTTTTATATCCTTTATCATAATGATTTCTTTCTTGCTGATGTTGGTAGTATTCATAAGCTAACACTTCTCTATATATTTTATACACATCTGAAATGAACTCTCTTTTTACCATCTCTTTTGCCTTCTCTTTATTCCCTATGGCAAATTCGATTTTCGCTAGAGATACCCCTTCTAAAGATACAGGCAAAGTAGATTTAATCTTCTTCACGTCATTCGTCATTCCCCATAACTTGAAAAATAGAATAATTTGTAATATTCCGAATACGATGATTACGATAGATACAAATAGTGTGATACCTTCCATGATTTACAATTTAATTAATAGCTTTTATTTAAAGAATATATTGTCATTATAATAGTGGGAGTTGTCATATTATCAATCCATATTTTATCCCACATACGAGAGAATACATGGTCATCAACATACTGATAATCTATTTTCTCAATTTTACCATATCCGCTACTATCTAACCCTAAACAATCAGCACAAAAATTTATGAGTTCCACAAGTTCTTTGGTTAAAAGGTTACTCCTCCCCTTAAATATGACATTTAACTCATTTTCTGCGACTTCTAATATTTCAGCTTCATAGAAAATTCCAAGTTCTAGTTTTTTTAAGCATAGTGTATAATGTTTTACTTCATTTCCATACGGACTTGTTTCTGTGTGAGAGTATACAGGATTATATTGAAAAAGATTATTTATATCAATCGAAAAGAACTCCTTTATATCTCTTTTAGGAGGTATATCCTGTTTACTTTTAAATAAATTGAATAATCCCATGTTATGTGTGTTTTATGTTATACAATACGCAAACGTACGAAAAGCAAAAATAAAATACAAGTTTTATAATACCTTTCTGATTTCAATACATGAAAATTTCCGTATATATTTAATATGGCAACTAGGTGATTTGAAAAAAGGGATTATAAATGAAGAAAAGCCGGATTTCTCCGACCTTCACTTTTTATCACTTATCCTTCGATAGGTTTTCGACTTGTTTTTTAAACGATTCAAAACGGGATCTATCTTGATTAAAATCATTATGATATTTAGCACGTATTTCTGCTATTACTTCCCAAGACACACCTTTGTTTGTAGCTTGATTTACGACTTTTTTTTCTTCTTCCTCGAAAGTTTTACTTTGCATTCCCATAATTACCTCCTTTTTATTTGGTTTATAGTTTTTCCGCTAACTTTTTAATATCCTCCTTACTCGAAACCTTGTGGATAGTTCCATCTAATTCGATGTAGCCGTTTATATTAGTTGGTTCTTCGAATAGTTCAGTAATTCTCACGTTTAGGGCACTGGCTATCTTTTCCAATGTTTCAAGTGATGGATTTACCTTCCCATTAATTATATTACTTGTGTTTGTCTGTGAAACACCTATCATAGTAGATAAATCCATGATTTTAACACCTTTCTCTTTACATACTTCTTTTATTCTTAATTCTGCCATAATGTAGCGCATTAATTAATTACGGTACAAAAATACGATACTTATCCGATTATTTAACGTAGCACATAATTAATTAATGTTAATACAACGCTTTATATTATTGTTTCGTTTTGAGATATTAATCTACTACATTATATTTGCATTATTAAATAGTTAATACTATCCCCATTAGCGGCTCGGACACTTCCGCTTTTGGGGATTTTAATTTGTCCGACTTTGTAGCAAGCGAGGATTCGAACCTCTTCACGCCTTACCGACCTGCTGAACCTGCCACGCCTGGCATATAAAAAAAGCGCCAAAGGCAAGCTCCTCACTTCTCACCGATGGCGTTATATCTTTCAGCCGTGAGGATAGCCGTATTATTTTCTATGCACAAAATTATTTCATATCCAATTATAAGCCTAAAATTTTCACTTCCGGAAAACCACAATTCGCTTATTGTGGTTCATTTGTCTTTTGGGACTAAAACCGACTTATGCACTAGTAAACTTATAGCAACTCACTATTTTGTCCTATATTTCCTACACTTTTTGTATAATCCCCGTAATTTTTCTAATTACGCACTCTCATTACTGTTCTCTTTGGCTGATTCGGAAGATATAGAAGCCTCACTCTTTTCTTCCTCCTCAATCTCTTTCAGGACTTCATCCACCCTTTCGGCATTACCGGCAAACAAAATTCCCTCTCTCCGGGACCATACTTTACCATCTATTGCACTAACTGCCGTTGTTACCCGCTCGTCAATATCATCAATCATGTACGGAACCAAATCCACGTCAATATCAATAGTCTGGGAAGCCTTGTCAAATTCAGAAGGGTTAATATCCGCCAAAGCTGATACCAGGAAGTTTACCCTCCGTTGAAAGAACTCTCCAATTACTTCTGCATGATTAGATACCGCCATGTGAGCACCCATAAAAATATACCTGAACGCTTTCCCCGAAATGGCATTTCCAAGACCTTTCAATTCTTGCGGTGATATGCGTGGGGTATTCGTCAGATCGTATGCCCTGTTAGTAAGCCCTTCAAGTTCCAGTTTTACCGTATCTGGAACCTGATTCCAGGTCAGATATTGAGCGTTTGCCTTATCTCCGGTCAATTGTATGATCCTGTTTCGTTTCTTCCCTGTAAAGCCCGATACGTCTCCAAAAAGCATTAAATAAGGGAAGAAGTGATAATCTATACAATCGGCATAACTTGATAATATCTTTTCAATGCGTACCCGTATGGTCTTTATCTTATGGCAATAAGTCTCCGGACGATAACCATATAAGACAGGAAGTTTTTTAAAGCCATGCCTGAAAGATTTTTCCTCCACAGCTTCCCATCCATTAGTATTTTCCCACTGGTAAACATGGGTAGCGGTAACAGTTTGAAAGCATACTATCTCTACATCGTCTAGATCTTTCTTTTTGTATTCACGTGAGAAGGCAACCAAATCTCCAGCATCATCAAAGAAAGGATAAAGTTTATCTCCTCTGAATGGCGACCATATTACGCTGCGGAGCTTATTTTGAGGTTTTACACTTCCTCCAAACGTTTTCTTTATCTTATTCCAAAACTTGGTCCAGAATGAATCATCTTTGACTGCATACCAGTATTCGGCACATTCCTGTTCAGAAAGCCAGGAACGGACTATCCGTTTATTCTGATATTTAATCTTATTTTTCTTTAGTACTTGCTGGATAGCGTAAAATAGCCCTTTTTCGTCCTCATTAGACGGAGCGCAATCCATTTTAGGCTCAACTCCTACTGTAAATGCTGTTTGAATATTTGTTATATCCTGTTCCAACGGGATAGAGATACGATTACACGGCTCTGTACGTTTTTTAGCTGGGATAGTAGTGCTTTTACCGGTACTATCATTCCATTCTTCCCTTTCTTTCTCTTCAACAACTTCGATGTCCGGGTATTTTTCTTTATCCACAATGATTTCATGCAAATCAGCGTTCCAATCCTTCCAGTTTTCACCGGTATTGGGTTCCTCCGTTTTACGCCCTTTCTTCAAATATTCGATCTTTTGATCTACATCTTCTATTACTAAAATATCCTCTAATGTCATAATGATATATTTTAATGTCCAAAAATTCCCGAATAATCTTTAGGCTTCTGAATTTTACCAAGAAGCTCACCCAACACATAATAACGGGCTGCGTCTATAGCGTGATTGTCATGATCTTCTGGTTCATTTATGTAATTTCCGTCTTTATCTTTAGCCCACACATATTTCCGTAGTTCCTTCTGAAGATTGTATGAACGTTTAGTTACAAAAATATCCATGGACTTCATTTTATCTATACCTGCATTAATAGAACCCGCTCCCTTTTCAACAGGATATATTTTTATTCCCCCGTTATGTATTTCTTGAATCAATCGTGGATCGGCACTATCGGCTATAACTTTCAATCCCCATGGACGAAGCGTTTTAATAATGTCAGAGGAAAGAAGTCCGGTCCGGTAATCCACTTCATCCAAATACAATGCATTATCAATAATGCCGCATCGAATAGAGGCGGACGGATCGTGAGTATATCCAAAGTCCTGACCAAAAGCAACCTTTTTACACCATATTGGAAATTCATCAACAATACCCCATTTTTTGAATACTGCACCTTCCGCAACATCAGCCCACCGGCCAATAACAATATGAGCATACTTATCCGGATCGTTTACCTTCATCCCCTCCACCTCTTTTAGAAATTCTGGCGAAAGATTCTCCAAGTTATCAAAATAAGTAGTATGAATATGGAGCACATTCGGATGTGTTGAAACTTGAACCTGCACACCGTCAATCTCCACCAATTTATGGGTTTTATCTATGTACTTTTTGTAAATGAAGTGATTGGAGTCACAGGGATTCATTATAATTATAATCCGGTTCTGAATCCCTTTCTTACGGATGGAGAGCATAATTTTGTCGAACTCTTCTTCGTTTGTCCATTCCTCTGCTTCATCACAAACAAAGGCAGTAATACCCTGAATGGATTTCAGTTTTGCCGTCTGATTTCCTGAAGAAGTCTTGATACCCCGGAACATGATACGACTATTAGTCATTTTATTGACTATATCGGTCTTGGTGGTCTTGAAATACTTTGTCGTACCGTCTAGCTCTATCTTTTCCATCATTTCGGGGATGATAGACATGCCAGCGGAAACCATAGTATAGCGAGTGTAGAGAATCTGATGAACTATTTTCTCGGCTTCCGTCATTTCAAAGGTCAGACGCTCTATGAAGGTGGAAGCGTTGAAAGACTTTCCGGAGCCACGACCACCGGTGATAAGAATAATAAATTTTTCCTTATCCTCATATAATGGGTAATATATTTCTTGAGGTACGATCATTTCACTTTGTCTTTAATCCAAGAATCAATACTGATACCGTGGTCTATATTGGTAGGGATATCGGTATCTTCAGGCTTTGTTTCTTGCATAGGCTTTCCCCATAGCTTTTCGGTCAGTTCCTTTAACGTGGCAATAGACCCTTTACCGGAATCCTTATATAAAGCTCTGCAAACATTAATAACCCACATCGGAGTATCTTCCTTTTCGATAATATCCTCAACCTCTTTTTTGGTACATTGCATAACATACACTACAACCTCTTTCCATTCATCATAGGATATATTATAGGCTTTTTTTGCAATAGTATATAGCTTAGGTTTCCGGCCTCTGTTTGGAGGCTGGTTATCAGACGAAAATTTTTTTCCTTTTTTATTCCCTTCTTCAAATCTTCCCATCTCTATTTCCGCCGTTTTTCCGCCGTTTTCTATTTATTTTCTTACTAAATTACCACCCTCTGTACTTGTTAGAGCGATTAGTTCCTTTCATAACTTCTATTCGTTGGATATAATAATTATCCGGCTCATATATTCCTGCATCACGATCACTCCTTTCGGCTTGTTTTATAGCCTTTTTTACTACATCGGAGCTAATATATCCGTTCGATTCATTCCCCGTTATCTTGTCAACAAATACATATTGAATCTCCGTTGCATTAGAACTCGCTTTTGTAGGACCTTGAATAGGTTCGGTAAATCCCGGTCCAGTTCTACGGGAAGGTTTTGCACTGCCCCCCCTAATTCCTCCTGATGTCTTTGCCATTATTTCTTCCTCCTTCGTTTTAAGGTACTACCTGATAATGTTGGATTAAGCATCAATACTTCAACTGGATAACCGGTATTTCTCGATAGATTATCCATAACTGCCCTAGTTGCTTTATATATTCTATCCCGATTAGCATTCCCGTAAGTCCTAATTAGGCGGTGCATTGCTTTCTTTGCATCTACTCCGCTTCTGATTCTATCACGTCCTCTAACACCTCCGCTTGTTTTAGCCATTTCAATCTCCCTTCTTAACTCTGTTAGCCATAAACTGTTCGACATATATAATGCTGTTTTGCACGCATATATCTTTTATTTTATCTCCACCACCGTAAACTATCATATTGGGTATATCCTTTCCTGATATTTCACGGGCAATCTGTATTTCTTCCTTTAAATACTCCTGCCTATCAGCATATCCACGAGTAGCAAAAGCGTTATACCCGTCGGGAATTCCCAAACGGTTATAGTTTTGAAACTTCTTTGCCACATTCAAATCAGCCCACACCTTCACACCGCATTCCTGCCAATAGCGGGAAATCCACCTCTTTTTGTATATTTGATGTAATCCGTAGGCAATAGGGGTTGTGTCGAAAAGAGACAGATTCGGCTCTATAACAGCTTCGCATCCGCTATTAAGAACTGTTGACGGGTCTTTCCATATTGCTTCAAACCGATAATCTTCCACATAGAAATGATAGGTAGATATTCCTTTCTTCTGTCTTGTGTCAGCTCCCCAAGCGGATAAGGGAATTACAAGACCATTGGCTGGCTGTTCGTCCGATCTTAAATTAGGAATATCAAAATCATTATTGCTGTCGTATATGCGGTCGCTAAGCATCATATCGTAAAAATCAACCTTCTCTATATCCTCTTCACTTTCTTCTTTCGGCTGAACCTCCGATTTACTACTCTTTGGCTTCTGTTCTGCTTCCTGCCAAACCTCAAAACCCCAATCATTGAGCTCCTTGCTGTCCCATTCATTAGCAATCATATCCCAATCTGTCTCTCCGAATGGATTATTATCCTGAATAAGCATCTGACGAAGCTTTTCTATCGGCATATTTTCCGGTAAAATGCAGCATGGTACTTCTTTCCATCCTAAATGTCTGTAAGCGTGTAAGCGCATGTTACCGCCAATTACAATATATCCACTATTATGTGGGTAAACAAGAATATCCCTTGCTTCTGTCATTTCGGGAAGTTCTTTTATTGATTTACAAAGCTTACGAAATCTTTCTCCTTTAATAAGTCTGGGATTCTTTGGTAATCCTTCTATTTGACCATCATTAGGATATACTTTAGATATTACTATATTTTCTCTTTTCATCATACCTTGCTTATCATACCATTTTCTTTCAACCGAGATACAATTCCAGTGTAAATATACTCTATATCCTTCCGAAAGTCTTTATAATTATTATAAAGAAAAACCACAGTTTCGATATTGTGGGAAATAAATGTTTTATCACTGATATTTACCGATTCGGCAATCTTATCCCGAAGTCCTTTAGGCATTCTCCCACCAGCCAATACACTGGGAGCATAAAGAAAGAGAATAATAAATATAAATTTCTTTCTGACATGGACACTATCTTTATTTCCCGGACAATCCCTAAAATCCTGTATTTCACAAAACCACTTATATATAGATGGAATATAATCTAAATCCGACATAAAAGGAGCAGACAATTCATATTCTCTTTCTGACAACCTGGATTTCTGCTCTCTGATAGATTTTAACTCTGATATTTCTGAAAACATAGTACGATTATTTTAAAAGTAAATAGTATATTTGTACTATGAATTAGGAAAGGGCGTCTATCTGGTGGTTCGGGTGACGCTCTTGTTATCTAGTTCTTCTTCCCCACATTTTCGCATTATACAGGGAATATGCCCACAACTTTATCTCCCAGTCTTTTTCTAAGATTTCCTCTTTCATTGCAGCATCAAAGCATTCTGCCAATAGGCTGTTATCTATTTCTTGTTTCATCACTTCCCACTCTTCTTTTAAAATTATCGAATTCAATCTCAATACACTTGCATATTTTGTCAGCTTCCTCATATCGTTCAGATTCTATCAGTATCCTTTTTATCTCTTCAAGCTGATTGATATATACAATATCATTACGGTCTGTTACGTGATGAATATATCTTTGAATACTATTCAGCTTGTCCTCCATACGCTTGTGCCATTTGCTTATCAAAATTACAATGATGGCAACAGTTGAAACATTGAGGATAAACAATGCGATTTTAATCATTAGTTCTACGGTTTCCATATATTACTACTGTATTTTTCTTATCATAATTACTCATACGGGCACATTTACCATCACATGACATATTTATATGCACATTGTTGGCAACTCCCGTAATAATTGATTTTTTATAGCATTGACCGCTGTATGGGCTGTAATGCTTACATAGTTGCCTGTATTCTTCTCGGTTCATAACTTCACTTGTTGGCATGACTATTCCTCCTTGATTAATTCCGGGTTATCGTAAATATTACCTGCAATCTCTTCCGCTACATTGTAGTGACAGAATGGCAATAATTTTCCACTACGTTCTCCAAGATATCCAAAGCATCCATCTTTTATGCCTACTTTATTATAGATTTTTACGCCTTCGTATCCATCAATCAACAATAAGTCCCCTTCGTAGATTTTTTTTCCATTCTTGTCAGATAGTCCGGTGAACTGGCCTACGGTTTCAAGACAAACCTCATACATACCGATGCTTTTCCCTATTTCGATATCATTTAAGGGCGGAATGACGGCGTATCTATCCTTTTCGATCTTAACGAGAGAGCCATACAGCCATTCTTCATCGTATATGCTTTTGCCTCTGAATTTTATTACACGATTCATTTTAATCTTCCTCCAATTTTTCCAACAGTTCTTCTGCCAGCATTTTACAATAAGTGATATTATTGGGCATTTGATCTACATTGCTTATATCCGCCTTAAATCTCTTTATTACAATCCAAACGTACCACAACTTTACTTGAACGTCAAATATGTGGTCAAAAAGTCCGTATCTGCATATTCTAAACTTTCTCATCTAATTCTCCTTTCTTTAGTTCCTCACAATGTAACTTATAAGCATGGGCAAACATTTTCAAAGTAATAGGATCAAAGTGAAAATCAGCCTGTTGGCCTTCTACTACAACAGAAACACATAAATCTCCATTACAAAAATCAATATATGCCACAGCATCGTCATTCCCCTTGATAGCAAGGGTTTGTGTCTGTACGCTATCCATGATTTACCTCCTTTTCTTTAATCCGTTCTAGTACATCCCTGTTGGCTTCCAGTATTTCATCAAAAGAGGGGATGGGCATATAAGCGACAACATCTTCTAAATCAAAACCTTCATCCGCTTCTCTGTCGTAGAAGAAATAGGAAATGCCAAGACTTTTGTCATAACAATCCAAATGAGCCACTCTAACTTGTCCGTCTTTCAGAAGTATTAGTCTTTGTTTGTAATCTTCCGGCAACCGATCCTTAACGCTTATCCACGAGGATTCTTTTCTCCCGGTCTCGTAACCTTTTGCATATACTTTCCGTAAATAGCGCTCTATTACATGAGGTTGGTTTATCCGGTTAGCCAATAGGGTTACTATATCTTTTAATATCATATCATTTATTATTTAATTTTTCTTCAAACTCGGCAATAATACAATCGGCATCACCACCATGTACCCAATTATCCAATACGGTAGATAGAATCTCAATTGCTTGCTTTGCCTTCCACTCTGCACCAGCGACAAAGCACTTGGCAAAATGTTCCATATAATCAGGAATCTCTGAATCATGTAGCTCTTCTGGAATCCAGCAATTTTCATTTGCATATTCTTTTGCTGCTTCTTCTGCTGTCTGTTTCATTTTATTCCTCCTTTCCTCCAAAGTGTTCGATTAGCTCTTCTACGGTAGCCTTGTGCCATCTTTCAAACAAAATCTCTGGCTTATCATAATAATGCATACCTACTTTTAGAAAACGACACTGGAACCATTCTTTGCCATCTGTAAACCATTGGTGTATATCAATATCATCCATCAATGCTGCTAAAGCAAGGAAAAGATCCTCGTTGGTTCCGCAATCAATCCCAAAATTAGGTTTGCATACCTTACCTGTATAGTAAGATATAGGATTTCCTTGATAAGTATCCGTATCGCATAATAAATATTCACAGTTTTCTATCGGTATGCTCCATTCATTCCATCCGTTAGGAATAAATAAATATCCCAACTCTTCCAACTTCTTCCGGAGCTCCGGTGTGTTTTTGCGTATAAATGCTGCTGTTGTAAATCCCATAGTCTATTCTCCTTTCTTTAGTTCTGTACCGTACAGATTATATCAATTAGTCTACTCTCATTATTAATGTAAATAATCGCATTGGATACCATGTTAGAACTTCTTTATCGTTTCTAATCCAATATCCGTCAACTGACTCATCTCCCCAGTATTCACGCCCTATTGTTATGTCATATGCGCAAGGGGTGTCTATGCACTTAACCTTCACCCGTCTCATTTCTAATCAGTTATACGTTGTCCAATTCTTTGATAAAAGATTTTCTAAAGTCACAATCTTGGCACGCACATAACTTACCACAATCAGAGCAAACTTTATCAAATGCCTTTACAGCTTTCTTAGTCAAATCATTTTCAGCCATTTGAACCGCCTGATGAGCTACGGTAGAATTAATCATTTTATTCCTGGCATTATACTCTACTTCCATTGTCTTTACAAAATTTCTTGCTTCTTGTGATTTCATATTTAGTTCCTTTCTAAATTGTTTTATTGTTTTAAATAAATACATAATCTCCGTTTTGGAATCCCCAAATAGTATGTAGTAAAATCCAATCATCTTGAAATTTACATCCATCCTTTTCGCATTCAACCACCAGCATATTTGCTTTATCAGCATAAATTAATGGGGTTACAATACCTGTAAATGCACCATTTCGTCCGGTGAATTTATTACCTTCCTTTAATCGCTTGATTATTTCCTCTTGATTCATATTTATCTTGTTTTGAGCCTAATTAGGCTACATTGTTAATACTAATTTCTCCTTTCAAAACTCGTTCTACCTGTCTGTCAATTATTTCTTGAAATTCTATCTGGCAGATAAGAGAACAGTCCGGTATAATCTCTTCTACTGGGTCTCCCCGCCACGTTGGTAGTTCATCAAGGAAGATACGACCATCTTTATCCTTTAGGCAGGTAGCTCCAACTTCACGCTCAATCTGCGCCATTTGAGCAAATACTTCCGGGAAGTCCTTCCGGATTTTATTCCAGTATCCCATTCCCCCTTTCACGCAACCGATACAGTTGTTGTTATTGTAACCCATCTTGTACATAGTGGGGATTTCAATACCAGCTTTCCAAAGCATACCCATCGCATCCTTTTTGGTTATCTGTCGCTCGATAAGTGGGAACAACGGCTTTGTATCAGGATATTGCTGTTTAAAGCGGATGGCTCGGTTTATCTCTTTAGGGTCGTAATCAAAGCCCCAAACTTGACCGCCCCAAGAACCAAGTTCCTTTTCCAACTTGTAACGGACTTTCTTTTTCAGCTCAAGAGTACAAGCAGCACCATGCGCACCATTGATATACCCCTTTCGCAACACATCAGACACACAGGTGTACTTGTCGCTTCGGATAATGTGGATAGATTGATTGTACCACTTTTCACAATCTGCCAAGAATCTAGTGTTATCGGGATGACCGGAACCAGTTTCAATGTAGTAGATATGCACATCATCGTATAGGCTTAATGCTATCTTACAAGCAACTGCGGATGTAGCACCGCAACTGAACCATGCTATTATCATTTGATTCCTTTCTGTTCTGTTTTGAAGGTTATTTCCACCTTGTAACTGTTGAAAAGTCACAAGGTGAATTGAACTTATTAGTTAGTATATACGCTGCCTTATAATCGTTTCTCAATGTATCACCATGAAATACTATTCCGGATATTCCCCTTATAGATAAATTGAAAAGAAGAAAAGGCACTGTCTTGTCGGATAATTCACCGCATACTATCAAATGATCGTTAGGTTTGTAATCTAGGAAGCTGATACTATTCCGGTGATTGTACCAATTTGAGATAAGCATTCCGCCCGTCCCGGCTGTGGGTTCATAGGTTATGCCCGTATCAGAACCTAATAGTTTAGAAACCAAATTTGAAATACATTTAGGCGTAAAATCTTGCTTGTTATTCTTCCGATCGGCATGTTCATCTTCAAAGTATTCATGGAACCAGTCATAACTAACATCACATTTGAAGTAGTTTAAAAAGTTTTTGAATACCTGTATGCGAGTAGATTCTTCGCCAAGTAAGATATTCATAATCCTATCAGGTGCCTGATAACTATCTGCTATTCCTAGCATCCTGTTTATGTCAAATAATAAATTTTTCATGGGCTAACTTTACTTCATCATTGGTTGATTGTGCATAAATCGTCGTTGTCTGAATACTTTCATGACCTAACATTCTCTGCACCTGTTCGATGGGCATACCACGCTTTAAAGCTGTAGTTGCCGCTGTTCTCCTGAATCGATGTGGATGTACATTGGATATACCGGCACGTTTACCAAGGTTTCTTAGCATTATTTCAACAGCTCCCTTTGATATCCGGGTGGGCTTATTCATATCTTTTATTTGCTGGCACATACCCTCATAATCAGACAGAAATAAAGCATCCAAATCATCCGTTCTTGAAGAAAGATATTCCTGTAAGGCTATCTTACAACGGGCAGACAAATAGACAGTCCGATACTTACGCCCTTTTCCGAGAACGTCAATCTGCGCATTCTGCCAATCTACATCATTACGGTTCACGTTAACCATTTCGGAAACACGGCAGCCGGTAGAAAACAAGAACTCGATTATCGCCTTGTTTCTCTTTGTCTTTGCCAAAGACCTTAACTTCTCCATGTCATCTTCACTTAATGGCTTCTTTAATTTCTTCACCTGTCTCACGCCCTTGATTCGAAGCATTGGATTCTTGTCGATAATACCTTCTTCGGTACACCAAGTGAAGAAACTACTTAAAGTCCTGCGAATATTATTCAACGTATTATCACTGCATTTATTAATCTTTTTGTAGGCTAAATAGATGCGAACATCATCAGTTACGATTTCTTTAATATGTTTCCCTACCTGCAAAATAAACGCCCTTAAAATGACACGATAATAGTCCAATGAACTTTGGCATAATCCTTCAACAGCTTTAGCTATGAAGAATTTACTAATTATCTGCGAATCGGAATTATCATAGACTACTATGGAAGTTTCTTTAGGCATAATCTCATAATTCCTCAAGCAGAATGATATTGAATCAATTATTGTTGATATCTCATCGGTGGGAATCTTACCAAACAATGTATCACGTATTTCACTTAAAACAGACTCTTTCATATATTTATTAAATCAAGCCATTTATTGTCACTTTCCAAAAACCATTGATAACCGCCTGCACTTTTTCTTTTACCAGAACAACAGCTACGAATATTGCGGCTACATACTCCAGTTTTTCGACCTGCATCATTAGAAGATGGATAAACAGCAAATAACTGTCCGTCTTTTATGGCAACTACTTGCTTTGAATTACTTCCTGCAATATTAGGATTACCTTTTCTGCCTAACTCCAATCCTCTAAGCATATTTTCCATTTTAATTCCGGCTATATAGTCAGCCCACCTTTTCCCCTTGTTATGAGGAGTGTGGCCTTTTAAAAATCTGCCGTTTACCAAATTTCGGGTAGGACGTTCTATGGGTATATATAATTCACTCATATCTGATTTGTTTTACTTCAATTTACGCATTAATAAAACATCACAATAAGCATCAGCATCTATTTTCTTTGAACATATCGTTTTAATTTCAAAGCCAGCTTCAAGAATTTCCGTAAGCAGATTGTCTGCTAAAAAAGCCCCCCTTATTGCAATGTATTCCCCAGGCAGTGTTAAACCTGATATTTCTTTTTGTACCCAATATCTAACCCATGTATGTGCACCATAATTGGCTATATTGAAAACGATTTTTTCTATATCCATATTCTTTTCCTTTCTTTATTGTTTTACTTCAAAATATCAATAGCTTGCTTCAATATAACATCAGCTATTTTTTCATCACCGATCTCTGTCTTGCAAATTATTCTAAGTTGCGTTGCTAAATATCTTGTAGCTTGCGCCAACTGTTGAACATCTTTGGGGACTTCCATATCATTTTCAATCGCAGACCGTCCCAATATTTCTGCTATCCTAAATTCTATTTCACTCATATTTTTGGAGTATTGAGGGGTATTCTTCTTTCAGTACGCTATCAATCAAGCCGTCTATTTCCTGATCGGATAGAAATTGCTTACCTGCATCCTTTTGCTTCTGAAGTTCAACTTTAAGCCTATTCTCTATCCTTTTCAACGCTGTACAAGTGTTCTTATCAGGATAATGCCAATCAATAGAACTACAAATAATTACTTTAATGTGATCTAATTCTAGGCTATCCGGACAATGCTCATTGAGAAAGTCTAAATCTTCTTTGATTAGTTTCTCATACGCCTCCTTACTTATCTTTATGCTCATATCTTAAATTAGTTTGAGTATTACTTAACATTCTGAATATTCACACTGTACACGGTTGCCTTACTTGGAGACTTTCCATTTTCTCTTTTATACGGACGGGTGAAATCTCTAATGTGATCAAGAACATCGTCAATTTCCGTATCAATAAAATCTTTGCGCTTCACCCATTCCTCACGAGCTGGATGTTCCATATCCACCTCAATTTTTATAGTGATAATTTTCTTCATTATTGATTTGTTTTACTCTAATTAATACGTACATATTTACCTGCGATATCACAGGTTCTCAATATCTCTGCATTCTCTTCACCGAATGCAATTAAGATGCTACCACTACCGGGCGAATCCCCACGGGTTCCATCCGGACGGAAGAACCTAATCCGGTTACGCAAAAACTTCATTGCTGTTGCCTTCTCGAATATTACATCTTGAAACATCTTTGAATCGCAACGGTTGAAAAGTAATGCGATTCCGTTTCCATGCTCTGCCAAACGCCTAACAAACTGTTCAATAAGCGGACGGGAATAAGGAGGATTAAGCCAAACACGACCTACCCAGTCTTTCGTTAAGCCATCATCAAGTTTATTGTACATTATCTTAGCTGTCTGCCAAAGTGGATTTACTGGAGCGCATGGATCTGTATCAAATACGCCCAACTCATCTATGATTTCTTTCGGTGTATACCATTCATCAGTGGCATTAGCCGACCGTTCAAACTGTGTATTCATTGCTAATATTTTAATTATGTATCATTAGGTTATCTGCTATCGCATATACTACTAGGTAAAATAAGATGTTCACTCCTAAGAGAAGGAGGAGGTTTAGGAGTATTCTCATCTGCGGGAAGATCCTTTCAATTCGATTACATTAAACATCTCATTGATGCGATCAGCAATATATCCACCATATTTATCCTGAATCTCTTCTATGGAAAGATTAGTCGTTATGTGAGTTTTGCATTCATATCTCAATTCATATCGACATTGAAGAATATATTGCATAACATTCAACTCCGTTCCGAAATGCTTAGAAGGAATGGGTTCCCTTCCTAATTCGTCAAAACATATCGTCCTAGGAGTTCCACCATTGTAAGTATACAGTTCCAAATAATCTCGCCCTTTCATCGAGAATCCAGTAGCCACATAAGAGGCAGAATCAACTCTAAAACCTCCAATCGGATAATCCCCGGCATCACGTCCTCCAATAAACCACAAGTATTTATTTAGAATTTGCATTATAGTTGATTTACCTGTCCCGTAATCCCCTGTTAGCAAAAGACCTTTTCCGGCTCCTGAATCACCTTCTGCATAGAGAAATATATCATTCATTATCTTTCTAAAGGCTCCTTCAACTTTGAATCCAGGACAAACAAAACGGCAGCATTCAGCAAATACTTCTGCTCGTCTCTTCTTGTCATTGATCGAGGTCGTAGGTGGTAGTTGTTCGGATAACAGCTTTCCTATCGGAATCGGAGTTACCGGCCTTATTCTTGTTTCCATACTTTTTTTCTATTTGATAATTATTTCTTTCCCATGTTCTCACTGCTGCTTTCCAGTCTTTCATTTTAGACCGGCCAACCATCCATCCGTTAGAAGTGTAATAGTCTATCCATCTTTGCGGATCAACATCATTTTTTCTCTCCGAGCAATACGCAGAAACTTCTTCAAGAGAAGGAGGAACAAATTTTTTATTTTTTGAGGTTTCCCCTATATTATCTTTTAGTTTAGTTTCTGTTTTAGTTTTATATATATAGTCTGGCGCATTGGTTGGCAGATTGGTTCCCATATTGGTTGGCAGATTGGCTGGCTCATCTACTGTCTCTTGGACTGGCTTATCTACCGGAAATATTCCAGTAGTTGGATTCGAATTTGAATTTTCAAAAGCCTTTTCAAAAGAATATAAACCTACGATCCTTTTGCTTTTACCAGATTTGTAATAAAGCAACCCGGCATTAATCAGAGATAACCTGGCACGGACTAAAGTTTTCTCGTCTATATTAAGAGCACAGCAGAGTTCGATATTCGAGCAACTGAAAACGTCCTCCCAACCCTCGCTGTTACAAACGGCAACTAATTCGTGGAATAGTGCCTGTTCGGTAGCGGTAAGCCGATTACGTCTTCGTGCCTTTCTCATTTTCTCTGTCAATGTATATCCGTCCATAATTCTAATACGCATGAATACAGTTTCTTTTGCTATCAGCGACAAACCTACGGTTAAAGAAATTACAATAAACTACTCGTGGATTGCCATTCTCGGTTGGTATTATTCGCCCATTATTGCACTTTGCACAAGTATCTGGTCGGATAACTTGCTTGTCTGATTTCTTCTTCATGATTAATATTGTTGTAGGGCTACTGGTAGGTAGCCCCGTTGGTTACATTAAATCGGTAATACGTTTGGATGTTTTTTGTAATACAAGTTGGTCAGTGCAGATTTTAATTGCTGATAGTTTTTTACTATACCTATCTCAATCCATTGTGCGATATTCATTTCAAGTTCGTATAATTCCCTCAACTTGCTTTCGTCTGCAATTTTGTTTCTCATTTCACTTTCATGCTTCCCATAGACTATGATATTAAGAGAACGAGCAAGGTCTTTTACCTTTTCTCTGAATATTTCTTCGGGGAGAATAGATTTTACGGCCTTACACATTGTTGGATAAGCATCGCCAGACAAATTACGAAACTTAATCATTTCGTCTTGAACAAATTTTACTACATCGTATTTGAAGTAGGGATTAATCCACATACTTATATCTATAAATAGCATCGGATGAACCCAAGTACCTCCATGTTTTCCTCTTGTGGCATCAATTATACCCTTGCCGCTGTGAATGTTCTCCTTCTCTAATATCACCTTTATATAATCAGATGTTGAACTATTATTCATATAGTCATCCAAATCCTTCTTTTTTAAAACCCCATTTTTCTGGGTATTTAGAATTTGCTGATTATCAACATGTGAATTCCACTGCTTCAGCAATTCCGTTGCATTGAAAAAGCCATCACAAGTTCGTTGTGTTACTTTGAATTCACCCATCGGGCGAACCATAATTTGATTTGTCTTCATATAATTAAATTTTTAGATTTTACTTTAATAGAAAAACTTCTCTCGCTTTTTGCGGAAAGTGAGGTAGCTCGCATATAGGCTACCAAACACGATTAATATTTCAATCATGGCTATTATCTTTTGATTATTCCCGTCCTTCTATATTCTTCCCATTTATCGTACTGTTTCGTTTTAACGAGATAATGGAAACATGAGCACTTTAGCTCTACTTCCTGTCGCTCGATTATTCTAGTCCAGCGAAGAGCCTCCCTTGTTCGTTCAAGCTCTTTTTCAAGAGCCGCTATTCTTCGTTTGTCTGCTGCGCTTGATTTGGATACTTTTGGTAGCATTTCGGCTGTCTTGTGGAATACTTCACGATACACATCGAATACAGGACGAACCTTGCGGGCGATGAAGTATTCAAGGCAGGAGACGGAGAGGTGGTATTCTATTGTCGGTCTGCCACCTTTTGGGTTTTGCGCATTTTGGCGCAAAAGTTGATAATCAATGTCTTGGATGAATATTTCAGAAGTTAAAGCCCTAACAGCTTCTTGCTTCCTTCCATATACCAGCATCCATACATCATCAAGATTTACAGGATATTTTTCCTTTGATTTGGATAGATTAAGTACAGCAATAAAATACTTTCTGACTTCATCATTCGTACTTTTTAAAGATAAGAATGTCGCTTTCTCGTTAGCAACTAACGTAGATTGTGGGATACATATTATTCTCCCATTCTCTAATTTTGTTTTCGTTGGCATCGTTGAACAAAATTTGAGTTATACATAAAAAGAAAGCTGTCCGCTTCCCAATTTCGCGCCAACGAAACTATATATCAGTTAAGACACATAGCCAACAAGGGAAAACGAACAGCCTTTATCTTTGCGAATACAAGCAGTCGAATGGATATAAAAAATCCATGTGTTTAACTAATATGTCAGCTTCGTTGGCGTTGAAACTGCCGCAAAGATACACCCAAATTTCAAAATACCAAATGAAAATCTTATTTTTCTAACATTTTAATATGCCTATCAAGTTCTGATTTCAAATATTCTATATCTTCTCTCAATCCTTTAATAATCTCATTGCGTTTATCTATCTCTTTGTTATACCGCTGCCTTTCAAATTGAGCATAAGATATATCATCGGAACAGCCACAGGTACATCTACTTATATCGTCACTTCTTACCACTTCCCAACAACCTGGTATTAGAACTTTCTGTTTTAATACATCATCATATACATAATGACACTTCATCCTATTTCAAATAATCAGTTACTACAGCTATAAACTCTTCCAAAGACCGGCAGACAACATATTTATTTCCTACGGACTCAACAGTTTTCTGCCATTCCTTTTGTACAGGCTTTTGGTATTCACCTGGCTTTTTCATTTCTATACACAAAGCACCGTAGAAACGATTACTTTTAAGAAGTATCAGATCTGCAACTCCCGAAAGCATCCCTTCTTCTTTCATGTATGCCCCGTTTCTAGCACTTCTTCTTCCTGAATTAGGAACGGCAAACAGTATATTCCTTAGATGGGGGTATTGGTGGCGAAACCATTTGATACAAGATGCTTGTATATTATGTTCTTCACTTTTGGGCTTTCTGCGAATATTGGTTCCGCAATATTTGGCTTTCATTTCTTCGTATGTCATAATACCCCAGCAAGTTTAAAATCAAGACTTATCTGTTTCATGTAGTATGGTATTCTACTATTGGTTTACATAGTTCTACAACTCGTTTGCAATCCTCCACATCGAACATTCCGATATGGCAAACTCCACGTGGTATTCCTAATTGAATAGATAACCACAAATAGGCTTTGTTTCTATTTGAAATGTTGGGGATATGTTTCCTCCAAATTGTATTGATTAAGCTCGTCTTAGATATTTTGTCAAAATACAAATGGGCTTCTTTTTTGGCTTCCCTGAGTTCCGCATTTGCCAAACGTCCTAATGCTTGGTTTGTGCCCTTATGTACGCCTACATAAGCTCTACAATCACGACATAGATAAATCATACCATAGGAACGTCCGTAGATTACAGAGCTATCCACATATTCAGTAGGCTTACCGCAATAAGGACAAATCTTACCAGTTAATATTTCATTCATTGATTTATAATTTTAGTTTGTGGAAAAGCCCGGATTCGAACCGGGACGAACTTTCTGATTTGAGTAACCCTTCCGGCTGGGTAAAGTTCCAGTACTCGTCGTGCGTCTGCCATTCCGCCACTTCTCCGTGTTCGCCCGCCAATCTTCACAGACAAGCAGGCTGGGGTAAAAAGGTTAACAAAGCTATCTTAACAGCTCACTCTTGCGGATTATAGCCCTACCGGTTACGATAGTGTTTTCCGTATTGTGAGATAACGTACTTTGCTTGATTCCTATCTGACATTCGGATAAATGCCGGAAGATACCCGTTACCGAACTGAAGTAATAGTTCCGCTTTTCGAAGATCAGGTAGACATGAATTACTTTAGTTTTTCGCATTATTTTATTCCAAAACTTCCAAATAGATGTTATTTGGAATAATACTTTCTAATATCCCGTTTTATTTAATCTCATAGCCTCCTTCTCGTAGCTCAATAAAGTGCGTAAGGCGTCTAATTGATGTGTGCAAGCAGCATTAAGCCGGTCAAGCCGATCCACCAAATATGATTCATCTTCCGCTATGCTGTCAAGCAAAGCATTTTGCACCTTTGCCGACAAGCATTGCTCTTTAGCTATTGCGATGATGGTATTGCTTATCTCTGTAGATTTCTTCTTCCGGAGCATCTTCTTCGCATCCGCAAGCATCTCACCGGACCGGTTCAGATACACCATTATAACTGATATCCTTTCCTGTATCTCTATCGGATTATTTGAACAGGTAATGTTCAGGTAATCGTTTATTTCGCTAATTTCTTTTTCCATAAGCTACGCTATCATTTTTTCAATCATTTCATTAGCCATTAGAATCCGCTTCTCTATAAGTTTGAAATTAATGTAGTCTGGTAAGATTCTAACTATATGAATAGGGTTGCTTTGAAAAGGACAATAAACTACAAAGTCGCACCATTCGGCACCAGTCACCATCATGTGAGATTGACACTGGTAGAAATATTCTGGTTTAGCAAGAAGCAATCCAACATTATCTTTCACTTCTTCTTTATATTTCATGAAAGTATTTTGGCTGGGACATTTGATCTCCAGCGTTCCTTTCTCTCCGTCATCGTTACAACAGAAGCCATCAGGAGAAGAACCAAAGAAAGGAATATTGGGATGCAGGCAAAGACCTGTTTCAATCATATTATTCCCCTTCATTCTGTTATACAATTTGCGAGCGTCAGCTTCCTGTTCATTACCCCACTCGATAGCCTTTGATGAAACTCCGACCTGAAATAGGTATTTTTCAAAAAGATTATCATCATTAACAATATATGGATTCATGCTTCTCTCGGCTGCTAGTTGGTAGATATAAGATTTTGCGGTATCTCCGAACAAATCTTCTTTCTTCCTTCCGGATTTCATCAAGTCACCGACACGGGAGCCGGTTACCTTTCCCAATCGTTTGCGGTACCATTCTAAAGAATGTTGAGCTTCCATTATAGTGATATTTTTAATTATTCTTTTTTTAATTTATCTACTCCGGCAGCTTCAGCCGCAATATCAGCTATCTTATTATTTATGGCTTCTTTGCTTTCACGTATCGGCTTCATTAATTCATCTACCGTAGTATCTCCGTCTTTCAATGCCTGGATTGTTCCCATTAGCATTGAAATTTCGTCAGCACCGATTTGGTTTACCGTTTGCTTTCCGCACATCTTTACCACTTCTTCTTCGGTTATGCCATAGTTGTTTTTGAAATTATTCAGCACCCCTGTTCTTACTTTCAAAAGCTTGTCAGAGTCGGACAAATCACCGGTTATAAATTTTTGTGCTGCGTAGTACACTCTATCTGTTATAGCTTTAGGAATGACGGCAAATACGGCATTACGATAAGCGATTGAGTTTGCAGCGTTACCTGTAACTGTAATCATGTCGTCAGAAAATCGCTGTCCGTTTTTACCAATGATACTACGTCTAACTTCAAATGCAGAAGCAACATTAGTTTCCAAATCCCAACATGTTCCACGGCTGATGACTTGCTTGTCTGTTATTTGCACAACTTTTGCTTCTGTACGCATATTGCCCCAATTAGAGACAATTATTTTAGCTAGATGAACGGACGGACCGGTGATAGGTTTTCCGCCACGGGGAAGGGCGTAGCTACATGATTGGGCTGTTTCTTGATTCATAGTAGCTATTACAACCGAGTTGTCTATACTGCGTCTTATATCTCGTGGATAACGTTTAGCTGTTGCTACTTGTGAATCAACATTTGCTCTTTCTACGGCATCAACTTGTACGATTTGTACGTCTTGCGCTTCAACGGGAAGCACTTCATAGTTTTCTAAATTCAT